TTCGGCTCAACCCCGAAGCAGTTCGTGATCGGCTAAACAAGAGACTTACAAAACTGGATAAAATACATGCCTCGCAAGGAAATAAACGAAATACTAGTAGAGCTAGCCGCAATTAACGGAAAATTGGACGGTATTGCCGATCTCATCAAGAGGCATGACGACCATCTTTCTGGTCACGACGGCAGGCTCCGACACGTAGAGAAGAATATGAACGTTGCTTTTGGATGGGCTGGTGCAATTGGGTTTTGTGCTTCTGTTGTGGGTACTTGGTTGTGGGAAAAGCTTGGAGTCAAATAACATCGGTTGCGTCTAGACAAAAGTATGTCAAAATCAGCTATGGGCGCCGTAACGATCCTAGCTTGTCTCATTCTCTCTGGTTGCACCACAGTTTCTAGCAAAGGTTACCCCAATTTCTCAACTGCTGAGGCTAGGCTTGATGCGGCTTCAGCCGTAGCCAACCCAGAGGCCAAAGCTCATATAGAGGCCGCCAGAACGCAATTAAAGGCCGCTAAAGAGGCTTGCTTTGCCAATACTGAGGCTCTTGAGCAGGCAATTAAGGAAAAGAACGAAGCCGTTAAAGACGCAGTTGTTTGGAAGGAAAAACAAAGGAAGGCTTTAAAGGAACTTTGGATCTACCGAGGTGCCATCATTGCCTTAGTGCTTTGGGTTTTTCGTGGGTTTCTTTTCAGCGGGGTTATGTTTGTTGCCCGCAAATTTGTGGGGATTCCCTGGTGATTAGGTGGATCCGCAATAGCTTCCAAGGCTTAGTTGCCCTGAGTGTCGCTATCATCATTTTCTTTTTTCTTGGGCCCATCCTTCAAGGTTTTGATACAACCGCAGGTGTTGTGGATTTGGGCTCGCTCCACGTCCTTGCTTTTGGTGCTGTACGATTTCTTTTTTGTACTTTCTTATCGTGGTCTGTCCTCCAGATGGATTGGAAAATACTAGATCGGTATATCGACAAGGGAGCTCTCAAAGACGATTGGAAAGAAGCCTGTCCAAAGACAAGGCTGACAATCTTCTCGTTTGTTTTTGGGATCCTCCTAATTGCAGCAATTATTTCATGCAAGTAATATATGTTGCGCTTTTTATTGCGTTTCTTTCCGACTCTTTGGCTAGCCCAGGAGTTGAGGCGTCGCGGGTTCTCGTCATTGAACAAGCCCGCAAAAGTATCGGTATTCGGGAACAGTCGGGACGCAACGACGGGCCCGTGGTGGACGAGATCCTCGCATCCGTAAATCTTGAAGGCTCAAAAGCACCTTGGTGTGCCGCATTCATTGTGTGGGTTGGTGACAAGGCATTCGGTTCAACGTTACTCAATCCCTACCCTCGATCGGCTTGGAGCCCGACATTTCTCTACAAACCGACCTGGGATCGCCAGAGAAAGGGAATCCCTCTCAAGCCAGCAGATGTCTTTGGGATCTGGTTTCATTCGATGGGTCGGGTGGCGCACGTTGGCTTTGTTGAGAAAAACGAGGGGGATTGGCTCGTGACGATTGAGGGCAATACAAATGGTGGCGGGAGCCGGGACGGGGACGGCGTTTACAGACGAAGACGTCTGGCCGCAAATGTCCTAGGCAGGGGGTGGCTGTGAGCCTTCGGATTGGTGCCGTCGGTGTTCAGAAGGTAGCCGCAAAGCTTCTTGAACAAGGCTTCCTTGTCAGTACTCCTATAATTGACGATGGATACGATCTAATTACCGATTGGAAGGGCAGGTTGTGCAGGGTTCAGGTTAAAAGCACGATGGGTGCCTCGGATTCAAACGCCCGCAATAAGCTGAAGTTCTTAGCTGTCCGAGGAGCAGGGTACGGATATGGCGCCTACTTAAAGATCAATAAAGAAAAGATGAGATATAAAGCAAACGTATGCGACGCGTTTGTGTTTTACCATATCCCGCAAGATGCCGTTTTTGCCGTACCCAGCCCCAAGCTTCCAAAAACTAAATCTATTTATTTCTCCCCTAACTCCTCGTGGAGAGACAACTGGGACGTCTTGCGAAATCCGAGAAAAGGATAGACTTTTCCCATGGCCAATGCAGCAGATCTCACAGTTTACGACGGCCAATACAATTGGGTTAAGGGCATGGATTCTTCTTTGGCTCCGCATGTCGCAGACCACTCTACTGTTCAAATGGGCATTAATGTTACCTTTCGCGGGGGTCGCCCAGCCACAAGACCAGGTAACCAGCAGATATTCTTAACCGATGACCCAGACTACCCAGGAAGCCTTGCTCTATTTTCGACAGGTCGTGATTCCAGCAACGTTAAGACTGGAAACTATTTCCAAGGTGCTTTTTTCTACACCAACAAGACTGACCCAACCAAATCTTGTTTAATCGCCTGTGCTGGCGGGTATGTCTTTCGGATACGCCCAGTTGAAGGGTATGTGGCAAGGCTTCCTGTTTCTGAATTTACAACAATTGACGCAAGCGGAACCTTTAGGTGGGACGCAACGCGCCGAGTCTATTTTTGCCAAGCAGAGAAATATCTCGTCATCCAAAACGGATTAGAGAGGCCTTTAATTTATGACGGAGAGGTTCTTTACCAGCGTGGCCTTGGGTCAGCAGCTACCTTGGGGAATATCTCCTCCGTTCCAACCGGCACGTTTATGGCATACGGCCAAGGTCGGTTGTTTGTAGTAAATTCAGACAAAGATAGCTTTACGGCAGGCGATCTTGTTTATGGTGGCTCGACCAGCCAATCCATTATTTCCTCTGCTAGTGCAGCTACACCAACAGTCATTACTACTTCAGCTGCACACGGGCTAGTTACTGGCGATGTCGTTACTATTTCAGGGCTAAGTTCTACCCCAAACATTAATGGAACTTGGAAAGTTACTGTTACCTCGTCGACTACTTTCACGATCTCGGCTTCCCTAACGGTTGCTGGTTCAGGAGGCTTTGTTACCAAGGCCAACAGTGGATTAGATTCCGATCTTCTCAGGTTCACCGAAACCACTTACTTGAACGAAGGTGGAAGCTTTCAAATCCCATCCCAGATGGGGTCTATTCGAGGAATGGTATTCCAACCAATTTCCGATACCAATACTGGGCAGGGTGATCTTCTCGTATTCGGAGAAAAAGGAGCCTCCTCTTTTGCTGTTGCTAACCCTAGAGACGCCTGGAAAAACCTATCAGGCTTCCAGCGAGTCGCTCTAGACAATATCGGGCTTGTTTCAGATCGTTCTGTTGTGACTATCAACAACGATCTCTTTTTCAGGAGTATCGACGGATACCGAACATACCGCCACGCAAGAGCCCAAATGGATGGTTTCAATATGACCCCAGTTTCAGTCGAGATGAATGCTGTTATGGATTATGATACGGAGTACCTACTTGGTGACGTATCTGCCGTATATTTTGACAATCGACTTATGTTCACTCTTTCCCCAAGAGAGAATTACGACAACATCGAAACAGAACCAATCAAGCTACGACCAATCAGTTATCAGGGAATCGGAGTTCTAGATTTTAATTCAATGGGTACTTCTGGCGAGAAACGAGCAGCTGTCTTTGATGGTGTTTGGACTGGGCTTGACGTCCTACAGTTGGTTTCTGGTGTAACCCGAAGGCTTCCCCGTTGCTTTATGTTTACTTACGACACGGAGTCGAACAGCAACCTTCTTTGGGAAAACTACCCTTGGGCTTTGTTTGACTTCCCCCTTGGAGCTTCGCAAAGGAAGATTAACTGCGCTGTAGAAACACGAGCTTTTGATTTTAACTTACCATTTAACCTTAAGAAACTTGAGCGTGGAGATCTTTGGATAGGCGGATTATCAGGGGACACAATGGTCAATACTTATTGGAGACCAGACGAAAACCCTTGTTGGTTTCCTTGGCATACGTTTAACACCTGCGCCGAAACTCAATCTTGCATTACATCAATTGCAACAACTACTGCGGCATCAAACATTTCAACTGTTCAAGCATCTGGAAAAACCCAAGAACTAGCAACAAGCTGGAAGATCAGCTTTACGGCACCCGCAACGCAATTCTATATACGGCTTGGCAACACAAGGACTTCTTTTGCAGAGCTAAATACAAATCTTCAGACGTGGTCGACTACCACAGCAAACTCAATTCAAGCGGCTTTGGTTTCCGCAACAATGCCCGTAACTTCTGTTACTAGGTTTAATGATGAGTTTACAATCTCCTTTTCTGAAGCAGTAGAGGCTCCCATAGCTATACCAGCTCCATCTGTATGCGACGTCTATCAACCAGCAAATGTTCGAAATCAATACAGATCCCAAATACGTCTCCCTATGCCATCTAATGAGTGCGTTACTTCCACAAATACCCTAGCTCGGCTTGGTCACACGTTTCAGTTTCGGTATGAGTGGGAAGGCCAGTTTGCACTTACCAAAGTTGTTTATTCCGCAACTAGGGTTATTGAGCAAGTTGGTGGAGGTTGCCCATGAGCGAAGAGTGTAAAGTATTAGAATGTGGTTGCGGGCAAGGGATCTTTTCAAATCTCGTTGCGGGCGTCATTGAGGTGCGTGATTATCTTGCAGATGAAAACTCTTCAGAGTTTGTAATCGAAAATCCAGCCGAGTCAGGCTTTCAAACTATTGATGGTGAATACCTGGAGTTGAATTAAATGCCAACCCGTATTAGCGATTTACAAGAAGACACGAACCCTTCGACGAGTTCTTATTTATCAGTCGTAGTCAATGGGGTCACAAGAAAGACTTTTCTTTCTAATGTTCTATCTCTTGTGACTGGTGGGACAGTTACCTCAATAACTGCTGGGACTAATATGGCTGTCGCCAGCGCAGGCTCTCCAACTCAGAACATTACTGTTTCTTTTTCACTTCCTGGCATGATTGTACCTTTTGCTGGGTTGGATTCAAAAGTCCCAACTGGTTGGCTTTTTTGCAATGGCCAGACCATTTCACGAACGACTTACTCTGCTTTATTCTCGGTTATCTCAACAACTTACGGAGCTGGTGATGGGTCTACCACATTTGCATTGCCAGATCTCCGTGGCCGAATGGCCGCCAACGCTTATGGGGGAGGGGCAATTGGGACATCTGGTGGCTTGGAAAATGTACTTTTGACTAGTTCCCAGGCTGGTATGAAGGGGCACGTTCACGGCTATACTGGAGATTTCTGCGTTGACGGGCCGAATTCTGGGCAATGCTGTACCGACGGCAAACGAAGACAGCTATCAATCGGTTGTGCGAATTGGACTGCCAGTAATTGCTCTCAAGCTCTTTCTGATTCTGGAAATATCCCAACGTTTGCTGGAGCAAACGCAGCATCCGCACACAACAATATGCCTCCCGGAATCGTGTTAAACTATCTAATCAAAACCTAATTTATGGCAACCTTTAAAATATCATCTCTCACCAACACGAATTCCCCCACAATTGATTCGGTTTTACCTTGCGTTCAAAACGGGGTGACGAAACAAATCTCCGTATTGCAAATTAAAAACTATTTAGATGACGGAACGTTAAGGGAATTGTCTTCAGGAAATGGGATTCGTTGCTCACCAAACCCAATCACTACGACGGGTAGCGTCTCTTTTTATTCACCAGGCTTGATGAGCCTTTATGCTGGCACATCTGACCCAACTGGATGGTTGCTCTGCAACGGCAGATCTTTGGTTGTCTCAACTTACCAAGATTTGTTCAACAAAATTGGGTATCGTTACGGTGGAACTGGCGCAAATTTCAACATTCCTAATATGTCTGGGAAAGCAGCTTTTGGGCTAGACGATATGGGCTCAACTTCTTCTGGGAGGATTACTGCTTCGGGTTCAACTACTCTTGGAAATTCTTTTGGTTTCGAGACTCATGCCTTAACTGATGCTCAAACCCCATTGGTTAGCCACAATCACGGTACTCATTACAGCACTTTTTATCGTAACTATGGCGTGACATACCAAGGGAATAATTCCACAGCCGCACAAGAAACTTCTGTATCTTCCGTACCTTCTGGTGGCTTTAGGTGTTACGGCCTTACCGTAACCATCAATTCTGCGGCACCCCTTACAGGTTCGGCACACGAAAACCTTCCTCCGTACCTAAATCTGAATTGGATCATTAAAATATGAAAATATCTTTTCTTCCTGAGGTCACGAGCCCTTCTGGCACTACAATTGTACCTATCGTTAATGCTTCTGGGAGCTCCAGAAAAGTTCAACTCTCCAGCCTTAACGCGTTTTCAGGTGCTGGGACCGTGGGTAACGTATTTCCGGGTGGAAACGTTTTGCTAACCCCATCTCCAGCAACTACAACGTCAGCAATTTCTTTTTCTTTTCCAGGATCCATCTACCCATTCCCAGATTCAAATATCCCAGACGGATGGCTTCTATGTAATGGGCAGGCGGTAAGCCGAGCAGTTTACGCATCTCTTTTTGATGCTATTGGGATCACTTACGGGGCAGGGGACAATAGAACAACCTTTACCCTCCCAGACCTTCGCGGTCGTTCTATCTTTGGGAGGGAGACGATGGGGGGTGTTTCAAGCTCTGGTCGGCTTACAAATTCAATTTCGGGTAACTTTGATGGAGCTATTCTTGGGTCAACAGGTGGGGAAGAAGCACATACCCTTACACCATCAGAAGCCTCGTTAAGGTCGCACAACCATTCTTATTCTGCCTCTACGACAATTACTTCTGGAAATCAGTCTGTAGACGCTAGGAGTTCTGCCTGCAACACAAGCAACCCAGGTACTGATTGCGGAGGGGCAATTGGCATGTCTTACCAGTTTACAACCCTCGCTTCTTCGGATTCTTCGGCTACCCCGCATAATAACCTTCCCCCTCTTGTGTTTTTAAATTGGGTTATAAAATACTGATATGGCCTTAATCTCCGGTTCGCTTCCTCCTCAGACCTGCTACGGAACTCCCCAACAGCTTATTGATCTTTTTGCTCAATACTTATCGGTACCAACTCAGAACGTAATCCTAGAAGGGACAAAAACTTTTGACTTCCCATCAAGTACTGCTGGGACAGCTCAGGTAACAACCTTAAGTGTGGCTGGTGCTAGCGTTGGTGATCCAGTATTAATAGGGCTTCCATCTACCCCAACTACGGGGTGTGTTTTTGACGGATATGTGGCTTCTGCAAATACGGTAACTATCCGTTGCAACTACTTGACGACAGTCGACCCAAGTTCACAAACATTTAAAGTTAAAGTCTTCAAGGTTTCCTAAGCATGGCTCTTACTTTAACCGAAGCTAGAACTTCATTGTCGCCCTATGTCGACAATGGGGTTTGTTCGACTGACTCCCGGGTTATAGCTAGGATCAATGAAGCTCAGAGAAGGCTTCATAGTGCCAGAGCTTGGCTAGGCGTTCTTGCTCGTTATTCTGTTCCCGTAGTGAGTGGGCAGTTCACATTGCCCGCTTATACTGGAAATATTTCAACAACGGCTGGTTTTGGTTTAGAGAGTGCAATCAGAGTGGCTAGCACAACGGCTTCGGCTGGATTCTTGACAAACTCCGTTCAAGCGTTCTTAACGGATACAGGAGACGTTCTCCCTCTAAACTACGTACCAACTTCGTCTGACTTTAGAACCTACGCCATTGAGGGGACTGCACCAGAGCGTGTCGAAGTAACTGGCAAGCTGAACTATGTAGGAGCAGCTACAGATACCGATCTCTTAGTGATCGATGATTTAGACGCAATTAAACTTATGATTCTTGCGTTGTACCGAGAAGAGAACAATCAACTCGAAATGGCTCAAGCTCTTGAGAACAAGGCGATTGAAAGGCTGACGAGTAAGACTGATCGAGCCCTCGAGGCCGCCCGACGAATCAATTACCAAACTAAAAAGGCAAGCACTATCCCAAATAGCCTTGGTGATTTTAGAGCGAAGCTTGCCCTAGATCTAGTTGACGGCCTTCGTGTATCGGATGCCGAGCTTGTGAATTTGATCAATAACGCTGAAGAAGCCTTATTTGCTCGTGGATGCTGGTATGGAGCTGTTGAGAACTACCGGGTTAACATTACCAACACCAATGAAATTCTTCTCCCAACTTCGATTGGAGCGGTGCTCGGCGTCACAATGGGTAATGTGCCTATATCAATATTTGATCGTCGGTACGATTATCACGAAAACGGTCCTGGCTACCAAGAGAAGGATAGCTCTGGGTATGATGTGTTGGTTGACCGAGGCGAGGTCTATGTAAACAACGAATGGAAACGTAAGTATTTTATTCGCGATTCAAAAGCCACGGAATGTATCAACATACTCGCTAAGAAACGTTGGAGAGCCAAAGCTAGGGATTCCGAAAAAATGGATCTTCGTAACTACCCAGCCGTGAAAACTATGGTTATGGCTCTCCAAGAGAAAGACCCAGAAAAATCAATGTTCTACGAAAACAAAGCAATCTCCCTTCTCCAGAAAGAACTAGCTGAAATGCGGGGTGGGGCTAGAAATCAAATGCAGGTTCAAATGAAAAACTTCGCCTTTGGCGATATCCAGGCACTCCTCTAATGGCTTTTCAAGTTACACCTAATTGTGAGGAGATTGCACCGACGTTAACAACGTTGTGTGAAGACGTAGCTTCTACGGCCGTAGCTTTGTGTGCGTCGCTAAACTCTTGGCAGAGCTACACGCTCATCCCTGCTGAGAAATGGAACAATGTTTACCTTATGTGGAACTTTGCCGAATGAGTACGCTCTTTGATCGCACGATTGCTGAGAGCTATAAAGAGCTCTTAAAGACGGCCTCGACTGACGGCGTAAACTCGTCTTTGACAGTTGTTGAGGATGGGGACGCAACAGCTTCAGCTCTCCAGATTTCAACTTCAATAGTCAAGTCTTCTGGAAGCCTTGAGGTGGTTGGGTCTACAAGCCTTCTTTCTGGTCTTTCTGTTTCTGGTGCTTCCACGCTTACTGGAAATGTTTCAATGGGTGGGGATCTGACAGTTGCTGGAAATGCCGTTATTCAGGGGACTCTGACGGCTAATGGTGGGACTTTGACACTTGGCGACACAGACACGGACAACGTTGTTTTCAACGCCGACATCAACTCTCACATCCTCCCAAACACGGACAACACCTATGATCTAGGATCTGTCGCTAAAAGTTGGAGAAATCTTCACATCGACGGCACGGCTACGCTCAACAATCTCTCAATTACTGGATCCCAGACAGTCTCCGCAACAACTCAGTCAACGGACAAGGACACAGGAGCTTTTGTGGTTGAGGGTGGGGTAGGGATAGAGAAAAACGTCAATGTTGGGGGTAACCTTGCGGTTACTGGGACAACGGATCTTACTGGCAATACCTCTGTTACTGGAACGCTTGGTGTTGCCAATACAATCTCTGCCACAAAAGCTACTGGAACTGGGCTTGCAGTTACGGCGAATGCAACGATTGGGGGGGATCTCACCATAACTGGTAATTTCACAGTCAATGGCACGACGACTAACATTAATACGACAAACCTAGTTGTTGAAGACAAGAACGTTGTCCTTGCCGACGTTGGTACTCCTACTGATACAACGGCTGATGGTGGCGGTATTACGATTAAAGGTGCAACCGACAAGACCCTCAACTGGGTCAACTCGACTGCGGCCTGGACATCTTCTGAAAATGTAAATGTAGCTACGGGTAAGACATACAAGATCAACGGAACAGACGTTCTTTCAAACAACACTCTTGGATCTGGCGTTACTGGTTCCTCCTTGACCAGCGTCGGCACGATTGGCACTGGGATCTGGCAGGGGACGATTGTTGCTGGGCAATACGGCGGGACAGGTGTTAACAATACTGGAAAGACCATCACACTAGGCGGAAACCTAACTACGTCTGGAGCGTTTGCCACAACACTAGCCTCAACCGCCAATACGAGCGTAACTCTTCCGACTACTGGGACGCTGGCAACCCTTGCCAATACTGAGACGTTCACAAACAAAACTCTTACCTCCCCAGTTATTTCCTCAATCTCCAATACTGGTACTTTAACTTTACCGACAAGCACCGATACTTTGGTTGGGAGAGCGACAACAGACACTCTCACAAACAAAACCCTTACGTCGCCAGTCATATCCTCAATTGTTAACACTGGGACACTCACGTTGCCCACAAGCACCGACACATTGGTGGGAAGGGCAACAACCGATACGCTAACAAATAAGACACTTACTTCCCCCGTTATATCTTCTATCTCAAATACTGGTACACTTACTCTCCCAACAAGTACCGACACTTTGGTTGGAAGAGCGACGACCGACACTTTAACCAACAAATCGATCAACCTCACTAACAACACCCTGACGGCTACGTCCTCTCAGATCGCTACCGCTGTTAGCGACGAAACTGGAAGCGGAAGCCTAGTATTTGCAAACTCCCCAACGCTCACGACTCCAAATATCTCTTCAATCGTTAACACGGGAACTTTGTCGCTACCTACAAGCACCGACACTTTGGTTGGGAGAGCGACGACCGACACGCTAACCAACAAGACAATTAATCTTTCCAGCAACACCCTCCAAGCTACTTCGGCTGAACTAGCAACCGCTATATCTGACGAGACTGGAACTGGGTCACTGGTATTTGCAAATAGCCCAACCCTAGTTACCCCAACCCTTGGGGCAGCGAGTGCGACGTCGCTCTCTTTGACCAACGCTTTGTCAGTAGCCAACGGAGGAACTGGTCGAACAACTGTTGGGCCAGCAAACACATTTGTTGGGGTTAACTCCGGCGGTACAGCCTTTGAAAACAAGACACTAGCCTCAGGCACTGGGATTAGTATCTCCGACGTTGCCGGGACTGTCACAATTACAAATACTGGGGGCGGGGGAGCTGGAGGAGGAGGGTCAGCGAGTGGAGCCGTTGCAATCTATCGCTACAACGCTACCGCTGGGCAAACAGTATTCAGCGGAGCTGACACCTCAACGCCTTCAACAAGCCTTGTCTATACCCCAAAATATTTAAGCGTATATCTTAACGGTGTGAAGTTGGACGATTCCGACTTCACGGCCACCAACGGAACTTCGATCACCCTTAGCGTGGCTTGCGCCGTTAACGACGACGTTGACATAGTTGCTTTCGGTGCAGTTCCCCAACTGGCTAGCCCCGGCCTAGCTAATTACGTTGTTGGGACAAACTCAGGCGGGACATCTCTGGAATATAAACAGATTGTGGCTGGGACTGGCGTCTCAATTGCTCAAGGGGTTGGTTCGTTGACTATTTCTGCTTCTGGAGCCAGCGCAATATCTGCTCCCTTGGCGTCATTCCGATACATTGCAAGTGCAAACCAAACTCTTTTTACGGGTATCGACACCAACGGTAATACCTTAGCCTTCACTCCTGGGTTCATTTACGTCTTTATAAACGGAATTCTGTTAGCCCCTACATTGGATTACACGACTACAGGATCTGATACAATCACTCTAGTCAGCGGATGCTCGGCATCTGACTTTGTGGACATCCTAGCGTTTGGGCAGGTCACGACTATTGGGATAGCTGACAACTCTGTGACCTATGCTAAATTAAATTCCACAGCAAAAGGAACACTCACAGGAAAATCAATCGCAATGACTATTGTATTTGGAGGATAATTATATGGCAGCACCCAACATTGTAAACGTAGCAACGATTACTGGTAAAACAGCAGTCCAGGCTATCACAACTTCTGCAACCGCTATCGTCACAAACACGTCTGGAAGCAACAAGGTATTCAAAATAAATGCTCTCTACGTTAGCAACATAGACGGTGTAAATAATGCTACTGCAAACGTAGACATATTTAGATCATCCGTAGCCTATCGAATTGCCAACACGATTACTGTTCCAGCCGATGCAACCTTAGATGTTATTACTAAGGCAATCTATTTAGAGGAAGGAGACAGCCTTCGCCTTACGGCAAGTGCTTCAAGCAGGCTTGAAGCCGTCTGTTCTTACGAGGAAATTTCCTAATGGCTAATTGGAATGGGGGTGTTCTTGGCGTTGCCAATAACCCTACCCAACTACTTGCTTCTGGGCGGTGGAGTCTGCCAGAAGTGTTTGTAGCTAATTTGAGCGGGAATTGGCCAAGCATGGCTCCTCCGTCGGTAGAGTATCTTGTGATTGCTGGCGGAGGCGGTGGTGGAGGTGGGTACGGTGGTGGAGGTGGTGGGGCTGGGGGTTATAGAACATCTACCTTATCAATCAGCTCTGGAGTTAACTATACGATTACCGTGGGGGGTGGAGGAGGCGGAGTTACATATAGTAGTGGGATAGATGGATCTCCTTCTGTTTTTAGTACGATCACATCAGCAGGTGGTGGTGGCGGTGGAACTTACAGCAATATTGCAGGGGTGAGTGGCGGTTCTGGTGGAGGAGGAGGATCCCACGACTGTAGCGGTGGTCAAAGCGGATGCACAGTAGCGGGGGGTTCGGGAAACACGCCCGCTACTTCACCAAGCCAAGGTAATAACGGCGGCTCTGGCGGTAGGAGCGGAAGTCCACTCGGGGGAGGAGGAGGTGGTGGTAGTGGTGGAGTAGGGGGGAATTATGTTGCCCATCAAGGAGGTGCTGGTGGGATTGGGACAGCTTCCGCAATTACGGGGACGAGTGTTACTCGTGCTGGTGGCGGTGGGGCTGGTGGTGGAGTTGGTGCGGCAGCTAATTCTGGTGGAAGCGGTGTTGGAGGTAACGGGACAAACACGGCTAACGGCACTGGTGGGAACGGAACAATCAACACTGGGAGCGGAGGCGGAGGTGGAGGAAGCGCATCTGGTACGGGTGGATCTGGGGCAAAAGGGGTAGTGATTATTCGCCACTCTGACGCATTCCCAGAAGCCACAACTACAGGCAACCCCACAGTAACCCCCTCTGGTGGTTACAGAATTTATATATTTAACGATTCGGGAACCATTCTCTGGTAATTTTATGGCGTACTTTGCACAGCTAAATTCAGATAACTTAGTCCAACGAGTAATTTCAGTAAACAACTCTGTTGTAAACGAGCCAGACTACGCATTCCCACAAACGGAACCATTCGGCCAGGTGTTTATAAATCAAACCCTCAAGATTCCCGGAACTTGGAAACAAACATCTTTTAACAAATCGTTCCGCAAAAACTATGCTGGCATCGGTTACACATACGATTCAGCTAGGGATGCCTTCATCCCACCTAAACCTTTCCCAAGCTGGATTCTTAACGAGGAGACGTGCTTGTGGGAATCCCCAATCCCATACCCCCAAGATGGTGGGGGACACATCTGGGATGAAGAGAGCAAAACTTGGGTAGTCACCCCATTGACTAACTAAAAGTAAGGATAACATTGACCCATGAGCAAAGCTCGCGACCTTTCTAAACTTTTAACAGACGGCCTAAGTTCGGTTCTAGCCGATAACAGCATTGGCCTCCCAAAACTTTCCAATATCACAACCGATCGGCTTGTTGGTCGGGATACCGCTGGTACTGGTGCCGTCGAGCAGATCCAAGTTACTGGTGGCCTAGAATTCACAGATGCTGGGAGCCTTCGCACCACCGCTTTTACTGGTGAGGTCACGAAGACCGCTGGTGGGACTGCTCTTACGATTGCCACCGATGCAGTCACCACGGCCAAGATTCTTAACGCAAACGTTACTTCCGCCAAGGTTGATACGGCGAGCGTTGCCGTTCTCGGAACTGCCCAGCAATACACTCGTACACACAATTTTACGGCAACGGCTTTGACTGATGGGAGTACTGTTGCTTGGGACTTGTCCCAGAACCAAGTAGCCGTGGTAACCCTCGGTGGAAATAGGGCGATGGGTAACCCAACAAACATTGTGGCTGGCGCGGTGTACATCTTGATTGTCAAACAAGACGGAACTGGTGGCAGAACGCTATCATTCCCATTCGGAACCTCTGGCGCTGGCAACACCGGGTATCGGTTTGCTGGAGCTACCACATCCTCGGGAGCTCCAACCTTAAGCACAGCCGCTAACAAGATTGACATCCTCACATTTGTTGCAACTACTTCCACGGACGGAACTCATCTTTACGGCGTATCGTCGTTGAACTACGCGTAAGGTATGTCTTGGCCAGTTCTCCCGCTTGGTCTGCTGGGTGCGTCTTCTACTAGCGACAACGATACCTATCAGGTAAGCCGTAGCCTGCGGTTTAACTCGCTTGATTCAGCGTATTTAAGCAGAACACCTTCGGTTGCGGGTAATCGTAAGACTTGGACTTGGAGTGGGTGGGTTAAGCGAGGGACTTTAGGCTCATCAAGTACATTTGGATTGTTTGAAGGCAAATCGGCTGCAAACAATATAACTTCAATTCTTTTTAATGCAGATGCCCTGCTTGTTAATGATTATACTGCATCTTCGTATAATTTGTTTTGGCAGACAGCAAGCGTATTTAGGGACATTTCTGCGTGGTATCATATTGTAGTTTCATACGATACAACCCAAGCAACTTCATCTGCAGCAGTTAAGCTATATATAAACGGAGTTCAGCAAACTTTAAGTTTTTCAGCTGCAACTGGAGCGTATGTTCAAAACAGAGATAGTTATGTAAACTCAACAGATCCTCAGTATATAGGAACGTACTTTTCTCCACCATCCTACTTCAATGGTTATATGACCGAAATTAACTTCATTGACGGACAAGCTCTTACACCATCGTCCTTCGGCGAAACCGACGCGACAACTGGAAGATGGAAAGCAAAAGCTTTCACCGGGACCTATGGAACGAATGGGTTTTATCTTCCATTCTTAAATACAAGCACTGGGTCGAATAGTGTTCTTACTAGTGAAGACTTTAGTGTAGCTATGTATCAAAAAGATGGAATTACTGTCACAACAAATGCAACTACTGCTCCAAACGGAGCGCTAACAGCAGACGCATTAGTGGAGACCTCAACTACCTCAAACCACCGATTCTTCTTTAATAACCAAACATATGCGTCGGGCGTTACGTACACCACTTCAGTTTACGTTAAGGCTAATACTAGATCAGCCATAGCTCTGGAAAACTGGAATACAGTAACTGCAACCTACTGCTATGCTGACCTTTCTACTGGGACGATTATAGCGGGGTCTGATGCTTCATCCAAAATAACATCTGTGGGGAATGGGTGGTATAGGGTGTCAGTATCGAATATAGGTAATGGCGGAACAACAGGTGGATCTTCGGTATACATAAAGAATAACACGGCCTTAGGTGGCTTTAATTATCTTGGTAATGGTAGCTCTGTTTACGTATGGGGTATGCAAACCGAGGCTTCTTCGGTTGCTGGTCCATATCTCTGGACTAATGGGGTTGCTAATAGCCCAACCTTGCTTATTGGCGCAGATGCGTCTGTTGCAACGGGAGGGTATAATACCTGGTACCCTAATAACCTCTCCGTAACTCCCGGAACTGGTAACGACAGCCTTGTAGATTCACCAACTAATTATGGAGTTGATACTAGATTGGGTGGTGAGGTAAGCGGGAACTACGCGACACTTAACCCATTATTTGGAAATATTGGAGGTATTATAACGGATGGGAACCTTACGTTAACCCATACTGGTGGGGCTAACTCAAAGAATGCCTTAGGCGTATCCTCAATTGCGATGTCTACTGGAAAGTGGTACTGCGAGTTTACAAATACTGCTGGAGTAAATTCAGACCAGATTGGAATTGTAAGCTCCACAAACACGTCGATCCTAACCAGCGGAAACCCGTACTTAAGCGGATTTGCTGATGGGTACTCAGCTTTTGTTAATGGCGGGACATTTAAAGGAAACAACAATACCAACTCTGCTATAACAAACTTTGGGGGTAGCTCCCCAGTTCTTAACGAAGTTTATATGGTTGCTCTTGATATGGACAACAATAAGGTGTGGTTTGGAAGGGATGGGTCTTGGGCTAACAGCGGGAACCCAGCATCTGGAACAACAGAAACATATTCTATACTTTCTGGGCGATCCTACTACTTTGCTTGCAACACTTATTTGGGGGATCAACTGGTTGCAAACTTCGGCCAACGCCCATTTGCCTACACTGCACCAACTGGTTTCAAGGCTCTCTGCACGGCAAATCTTCCGACTCCGACCATTAAGAAGCCAAGCAGTTATTTTGATGTTGTCACAAGAACGTCTGACGGAGCAAGTAACTACACCAAAACAGGACTTGAATTTTCTCCAGACTTTATTTGGACAAAGGATAGAACTTCTGCCTACGACAACATTCTGTGGGATTCGGTTAGGGGCGCAACGAAATATCTTATATCAAATACAATTGCAGCCGAAGCAACTGCAGGCCAATTAGCATCTTTTAATTCAAATGGATACACCATCAACTACGGAATGGGTCAAGCGAACTTCTCGACTGATAGATATGTAGATTGGATTTGGGACGAGTCACCGATATCTGGGATGGATATTGTTTCTTATACTGGAACAGGTGCAAATATGACAATATCTCATTCTCTTGGGGTTACTCCTAAGTTGATTATAAATAAAATAAGGTCTGGAACTGGTGGTTGGCCTGTTTACCACGCTTCACTTGGAAATACTGGAGCAGTGCAACTTGAAGCAACTGGAGCATTTAATGTTGCAAGCGCATATTGGGTTAATACATCTCCAACCTCATCGAATTTTACAGTTGGCTCTGGACTTGCTTTAAATGGGTCAACTTATATAAACTATTTATTTGCAGAAGTCGAAGGCTTCAGCAAGTTCGGTTCTTACACTGGCAACGGAAGTGCAGATGGTCCGTTTGTTTACTGCGGGTTTAGGCCAAAGTTTATTATGTATAAGCGAACAGATTCCACTGGTAACTATTATATCCAAGATACTTCAAGGGACACATTCAACTTTTCTAGGCTATCATTATTTCCAAATTTACCCAACGCTGAATATAACGGAGGGGGAAATGAAATCGATATATTATCAAATGGATTTAAGATGCGTACAGCATCAACCGATCAAAACGCATCTGGAGGAACCTACATCTACGTAGCCTTTGCCGAATCCCCCTTCAAATACTCAAGAGCAAGATAAGGAGAACACATATATGTGGATAACAACAAACAACGAAATCATTTCCTCCCCAAGAGGAATAACCATCAACGAAATTCAGCACCCCCAGACCGTATTTCAATTCTGGTCGAAGGAGGAGCTGGCAGCCATAGGTGTCAAACCCTACCACCCTGCATATCCCCCGGTTGGCGAGAGGGTAACTTCTTCGTCTACGGAGGAGCGTGACGGGGAAATCTACGAAGTTCTGACGACTGAGGCTGTACCGCCCGCCCCAGATACTCGCTCCTATTCGGAGAAAAGAGCATCTGAATACCCAAGCTTATCTGAGCTGAACGTGGCTCTTTGGGAAAAGGTCGTTGAGGGTCGGTCTGAATCCGCTGATGCTTTGGAAGCAAAGCGCCAGGAGATCAAGGCCAAGTATCCAAAACCACAAGTCAATCAAGAATCTTGACAAGTCTGTGTCAGGCTTAAACTTGTCTGAGTACATGGCAAACGTAATTTCCGAGTATATTTCACGTTTCATCAAGCCCTACAAGGGTTTGTGCGTGGCGGAAATGGTGAAGGAAGCCAACAATCACGGAGCTCTCTTTATTGCCAAAGACGGGGCACTAGGGCTTAAGCCACATGAGGCCGATACCTGGGAGGTTCTTTTCTTTGTAGCCGAATCAAAAGAAACGAGAAAAAAGTTGATTCGAGAAGCTTCGGATAAGCTCCACCCAATCTCAATTATCTTTGAAAGGTGGAAGCACAACAACAGAGTCCGAACCTACGGTCCAAAGCTTATCGAACGGATGGTGGCGTAAGTTATGAGCCAATCAAAACCGAAAAAGCCAGAGTTCCAAGCTCCGCAATATACGGAGTTATCACTACCAGAACTTCGAACAGCTCTAACGAAATTCATTGAGGAAGAGAAGGATTTTGGGGCGATTCAGGATGTTCTAACATCCTCGGCCACCAAAAAGGTTGATGCTCTTGAGCAGTTGCAACCAGGATACAAAGCTGGAGTAAGCAAGGCACAGCAAGTATCTGACTCTTACGCTGACGGGTTAATCCCAGCCGACGTAGCTCAAAAGATTTCACAGACAGCCGCATTTAAAGGTTTGTCTATGGGTTCTGGTGCTGGGCAGAGAGCTGGGATCGAAGCACGAGATTTTGGTCTAAGCTCAATGGAGCTACAGGGTAGGGGTCTCGCGGCTCAACAAGCCTTGAGAGCTGAGGCAAATGCTATGATGCCGTTACAGGCTATGAACCTTGCCTTTACTCCGCAGGCGATCCGGGCAGAGGACGTGAACTTAGCCCAGTATAATAACCAAATTAAAAATCGGCAGGCCGATGCCACGACAAGCACATACAACCAGCAGCAATTGTCTAACTACCAATATAACCAGCAGTACGGTGGCAGTCCTTGGAGTGCAATCGGAGGAAGCGTACTTGGTGCTGGCCTCGGAGTGCTCGCCGCTCCATTTACTGGTGGGATGTCTATCCCAATGGGGTTGTCGATTGGTTCTCAGATTGGCGGGTCTTTTGGTGGTGGCCAAGGCTTTGGAATGGGTTCGGCCTTGGGTGGCGCTGGCATTGCTGGTGGAAATATGCTGGCCGTCGCAAGAGGTTCAGACGGAAAAGGGTATCAATTCCCTAACTTCTACGCGCCATGACGCCAGAACAGGGACAGCAGGTTTTCAATAACCTAGTCACGGGTTCGCAGGCTATTGTCTCGAACTACTTGATGGCTCAACGCCAGGATATGGCTCAAAAAGATTTGAGCCTACGAGAAAAGTCTTATGCCGAACAAATTCGGCAAGCTGATCGCAATTACGAGATGGAAAATAAACGTCTCGATATGACTGGCAAATACCAAGATGCACAAATGCAAATGTGGAATCGCCAAGCTGTGGATTGGGAGGCTGATACTAGTACGGCTCCGATAATTGCTGGATTTGCGACTGAGTTGGACAATTTGCACGGTGATCCAGACGCCATTGAAAAATGGTCTCCAGATATGAGTGTGATTGAACAAGCTCCCGAGAATATTAGACCGAGGATGCGAGCCAAACTTAAGATGGCTGAACGTGAACTGCGAGATAAAGCCTTAGCTTCAAGCGTCGAGTACAAAGATCGTAGTGAGCGGGGCAACCTACTGCTGAAGGGTTCAAAGTATCTTACGCCAGACAACGGATTTACAGAAGAGGCTAGGGGCGTATCCGAAATGCTAGGCAAAAAACTTCTTCGTCGCGAGCAATTGACGCAAGACGAAGAGATGTTGGCAGCGTCTTTAGCAAGCAAAGTCGAAAAAGAAGTCCAGAAGCGTGACCCAGATCTTATCAAAGCCCGGTACAAATACGGAACCGAACTTACAATTGAAGGTCTCAAGACAGCTACGATTGAGTTCAATGAAGCCAGCAAGAGCTACCGAGACGCAACAGCCAATCCAGTTATTCCTGCGGCGGTTAAGCAACAACTCAAAGAGGAAAGAGATTTGGCCGCAACGAAACTTCAGATTGCGAAGCAAACTGCTGGTATATCAGACAAGCTACCCGGTGAAACCGAAGATGAAGAGATCGACGTAAAGACTCAACAAAAACCAAAACAGGAGGAAAAGAGATCACTTAAAGACGCATTCCCGCTACTGCCGAGCCAGAAGAAGGCCGCGGGAAAACCAAATAACCAAGGACGATAGTATATGGCGGATGAGACAATCGTCCCTTGGACAAATTACACAGAAGATCCAGAGTACGGGAACCTTTCGGTATCGGAAAAAACAGATCTCTTTAAGCAGTGGCGGGACGCTTCCGTAGGCGTAGCTCAAAAGGAAGGCCTATTAAAAACACAAGAGGATGTAGATTACTTAAACAACCACTTTGAGGCCGCCTACTACGATATCCTAGATACGCAGAGCCCTATGCAGCTCCTTAAAAACGCTGCCGCACGATCCCTTTTAAACTTTGAGCAAGCTGGATTAACTACGGCAATATCAACGGGAGCCGCAACAAGCCCAGAGGCCTCATACGCCTTGGCTGGTATTAACAAAGAACTCGAGAAATACCCATCTTCCAGCACTGTCCAGAAAGTTGGGGCAGACAAGATGGGTGTGCTTGAAGGGTTCCAAGAAAAGCCAATCGCAGTTCTTGAGTTTCTCCTTGAGAATATACCTTCTCAGCTAGCCACTAGTATCGTTACTGAAAAGGTTGGATCTGCAATTGGCGGTGTTATCGGCAAGGCACCCGGAGCCGCAATTGGATCTACTGTAGGGTTGGCGGCTGGTGCTGGCGCAACATCTACTATGCTCGAATATTCTGGCTCTTTGCTGGAGCAAATGTCCGAAGAGGGGATTGATCTAAACGATCCGATACAAGTTCGTGATGCCTTTCTTGATAAAGAATTTATGGATAAGGCAAAGGGCAAGGCTCTTAAAAAAGGAGTTGTGCCTGGAGCGTTTGACGCGGCGTCAATGGTTGTGGCGAAAGCCTTGGGAGGTAGGTTCGCAACAAAGTTTAAGACAACAAAGGGGTTTATACCAAAGGTTAAACTTACCGCTTTGGAGTCGGCTACTGGAGTAGCTATCGAAGCTGGTCTGGGTGCTGGTGGTGAGGCTGGTGGGCAACTTCTTTCTGAAGGCGAGATTACAAGTCCGAATGCCATAGCCCTAGAAGGATTCCTTGAAGTACCAGGGTCTGCGTATGCATTTGCTAAAGGGGTTGGCAAGGAAGGACTAGGAGCCGTCCAAGAAACTCTTAACCAAGACCAAGTCTCTGATATCCGTCAAAACGACCTTGCTGAGCAGATGAGCCAAAACGGAACGCTTGCCCAAGCAGAGAACCTAGCGAAATCAGGAGCGCCACAGACAGCTCAAGCGGTAGTCCAAGCTGGGGCTGTTGCGGGAGCTCAAGATATCGATCAGCTCAACTTGGATATGAATAAAGCGGAAGCTGCAAAGGTCTTTGATAGCGAACAGCCAGCAACACCCAAAGCAGAAGCTCCAGCATTGTCGCCAGAAGTTGAATCGATAGCACCAACGGCAGAGACACCGATGGACGCACAGAATAGTCTCGAGGCCGCCAAGGTCTGGGGTCGGATCAGATCTAGGCAACCAGTAAAAGGAGATGACATTGAAAGGTTTGGTTTTGTTTTACCCAAGCAGTGGTTGCTTAATCCTGAAACAGGCGACTATGAATTTAACGCCGAAAAGAATGAAACAGAAAAACCTGCGGAAATTCCAGTCGAAGAAACAACAGCCACCGAAGCAAAAGCTCCAGAAGCAGAAATGCCCCAAGCCCAAGCCGTCGCTCCTGTGCCGACAGCCAAGCCAGAGCCTGCTAAAGAAAGTTCAGAAGCTGTCGCTCCTGCATTAAGTACTCAGGCACCAAAAACAAAACAAGCTGAACTGCCCAAGTGGGAAGAAGTTCAAAAGAACAAGAACCAAATCCGTTTCTTGCGATCTACCTTAAGCAAAGCAAACAAGGCCTTGCCAGAGGGTCAGAAAATTGAGGAAAAGGCTGGGTGGAAGCGTGGCGATTACCTTAAGGCTCTTGAGACTCAGTATGGAAAGGTAGCTGGGCTTGAGAAGAATATTGATGCCGTGCCTGGGATTGCCGCGAAGGTAAACCCACTCGAGGCTATGAACTCCGACGAGAAGCGGAGAGCGAAGAAGAAAGCAAACCTTCGGCAAAAACTTTACTCCGTCCGAGACAGCAAACTAAACGAAGGGCAGCAGTCGTGGAAGGAGATGGCTTTCTCAAACATCCGTCGGATTGCGAAAGAGGTATCTGAGAGATACACAAATATACCAAACGTTGATGACTACATTTTCGATGACCTTCTTCGCAAGGTGGCCAACTACCTTCAAAAGAAGAATACCTTTACCGAAGAAGAGCTGACATCAGAAGCAATTAGCCCAATCCTAGCGAGTTGGGCGGAGGACTCCGCTAAGGACGCAAGGGGAAGTGCCGACATCCAGGCACTTATGCGTAACTCCCCGATCCTTGATCAAACGGAGACCTCTGACAGACCAGCTAGGACTCAGATGGAATTGGATGAAGAGGAGCAGGCGGCTGGCGAAACAAAGCAAGCCAGAGTAGAGAGCGGGGCTAATGAACCTAGGGCGTCTAGAATCCTCCGTGAGAACGGATATAACCCAGCCCGTGAGAAGCTTGGCCCAGACCAGAAACTCATTTTGGATTGGCTGGTTCACAAACTAAGCGGTGGGCCAACGCCTTCAGGTATTGAGACAAAGAACCTCCAGTCGTACGAGGATTTGGCGAAGTTCCTAAGCGAGCTGAACAAGAAAAAGGTTTCTGCAAAAGCCGTATCCAAGATGGCTAAAGAGGCGCAAACGGCGCTTGCCGCGGAGCTAAATAACTCTGGAATAGGGGTCTCGACCGACCAAATCTCGACAGCTCTAACCCCAGAGGGGGAGAAGGCTAGGACGAGAGCCAAGGAAAAAGCTGAAGCCAAAGAAAAAGTTAAGAAAGACAAGGCCGAGGCTCAAGAGTTGGCCGATCGAGGGAGGAACTCAACACAGAATCAATACCTAGCCGAAAAACTTATCGAATCCGCCTACAACTCTACACCAGAGCAAAGGAGCAGACTTGCTTCCGAGGTTCTTACCCCTCTTGAAGAGGGTAACTTGGAGGAGGCTTCGGTAGAACAAAGACTTGAGAACATTAAGAAAGGACAACCAAATGAACCAATCGTTAAACAGCCCGAGCCTAGCAAACCTGTTTCCAGACGACGCAAACGCACAGGAGTTCGTGAACAACCTAGCGTTCAGCAACCATCTGGATCAGGCGATACACAATCACGGGGGACACCCGCATCTGTCGGATCTACTGCGAGCGAAAGCGAAACCAACCAGAATTCTGGAAGCCGTACACGACCTAGCCGAAGACAACCCGGAGTGGGCAAAGAACAGCCAGCAACTTCGGGAAATGTTCCCAGCCTCAAAGTCGACGCAGGCTTCGAAAACTTAGACATATCGAAAGCCGCGCGGGCAGCGTTAAACGATTTGTTTAACACCCTTAGGGCAATCCGATTTCCTGGGGAACTAAAGGTCGGGCAAACAGATAACCCAGTCTACGTTCTTAAGAGTGATAGGCAGGGGCTTTCCATATACGTAAGCCCAGAGGCTTTGCTTGCCCAGAAACGTCAGCTCATCCGCAAATTCGGCAAGGAGGAGGGAGCTAAGAGATGGGTGAACTGGCAACTGATGGCTGTTGCGACGCACGAGACAGTTCACAACGTCCATCTTAAACAGCTTGAGAAAGAGGCGGGTCAGCTTGGCCTTACCTTCGACCAGCACCTTAAGAACGAGGCCAAGCGAGTAGCTCGTCTTCTCAACAAGAATCGCAGGCTCAAGAAGCTAGTGGCTCGGCTTTACAACAACGACGAAGGGAAGTTCGCAAACGACGAACAGCAATACTTCGAATTCATTCGGATGATGGTCGAGAACGAAACTGTTGGGAGCGTCACCGAGGACAACACAATAACGACCGAAGAGCTTGCGGCCTTTATGGACGACATTGAGAGGAAATCTCTAAGCGACTTTATTGATTCAATCATTCAGGCGATCACCAACATCGCGGCTCGCCTAGTAGGTGTAAGAGACAACGATGCCCGGTACCTCATTAACACGACCCGCCTTCTTAGGCAGAAGTCCTTAAATATTTTACGCCCGCCGATGCAAGAGAAGGCAGGTAACGCCTACGTCGAGCCTAAGAAAACGGAGTCAAAGTTTGAGAAGCCTCCCGTGACTCCCGAGGTTGAGAACAGCGGGTTATTTACGGCTAGGAAAGAATTTCTCCAGGAGTACGCCAAAGAACTTGGGATCAAGGTACCGACGGCAAAGATTACTGGCGTAAGGTTCAACCCGAAAACAAGAAAGAGCGAAGAGTTTAAGACATACGTACCCACTTGGAACAAGGCTCAGTACGTCGAAGCCATCCAAGCAAAGCTCAAAGAACTTGGACAGAAAGCTAAAGCAGCTCGAAGTGAGGTTATCGGCGCGGCAATCCCAACAGATCGCCCTTATTGGATGAAGAACGATGGAGAAGTTCTTGAAGTTCCAGAAGAGGCTTTGATTGATTTAAACGCTATCGGCACACACGCCGAGACAGCCATCGAATGGCTCAACGAAAACCAACCAGAAGATCCTTTCTTATTGGAGTGGAGGCTTGTCGATACCTACAGCAAGAAAGAACAGCAAGAGAAGCCAGTCGAGGAGATGTTGAAGCGTGGTTGGTTACGGGTTGTGGGTGACGGGTTCAATCTGTATTTCGAGGGTAGCCCAAGCAAAACTCAACTAGACAAACTTCTTGAAGCCGCGATTGAAGACGAAGTTAAGCTTATTCAGGATCTTACTTCGATCAGCGGTAGACCTCGGAGCAAGGTTGTATACGAGCCACCGCAGTCAGACGTTATCGGAGCTCCCGCTATGCCGAGACGGGGATTCCTTTCGAACCAGCGCAACGGAAGCCAGAAGAAAAGCAGGCTTCCAGACAGCATTGAGGAGCTGGCCTTTGAGCGAGAAGTTTCTGGCGGATCCCACCCAGTTGCGATTTACCAAGATGTCGACGGCAATCGGTTTATCGTCAAGACCGACCAAAGCCGGGAGCAGTTTGAGAACGAGGTCGCAGCTGAGAATGTATATCGCGTTCTCAACTACCCGGTTGCCGACTCCAAACTTATTGAGGTAGATGGCAAGCCAGCCAAAATTGCTGCCTACCTTGCCGATGGCCAGAGCTTGAGGGAGTTTCGCCAGACTCATCAGAACAAACCCGAGCTTATCAAAAAGATCTATGACCAGATTGCGGATGGTCTTCTGATCGATGCTTTCTTGTTTAACTACGATTCAGTCGGTGTGACCAAACAGGACAACGTGCTCATCCAGATGACGGAAACTCCGAACGAAGATGGAGACGACACGGAAACAATTTACACAACGTATCGTGTAGACAGCGGCGGCACGTTCGACACCAAGGCGTTCGAAGAAGAACCTAGGAACGAGCCTTTCTATTACGATTCAATCAAGGTGTTTAAGCAGAACTACCCCTACCTTAACCTCACTACCGACGACTTGATCGCCCAGCTTTCCGATCTTGTACTCAACGCAGACGCTATCATAAACGCAGTACCCCAGCGTCTCCAGCAGTACATGGGGAATCGTCTCCAATATATGGCTGATCAGCTTTCGGCTGTTGATATCATCACCCCAGTTACTGGGGTTACAGAGCAACAAACCGAAGAGTTCTTCGAGAGACTACGTGGCCAAATGGCTGCAGTCGAAGTAACTAGAAATAACAAAGGCAACCTAATCAATAAGGCTACGGGTAAGGAAAGTATGGTTTCGGGTATGGGGTCGAAGATGGTTCCGAAGTCTGAGTTTAGATATCGCCTCGAAAGAACCCCGCTGTTTAAGGCTTGGTTTGGCGATTGGGAGAATGCCCCGCAAAGCCGAGCCACCAGCAAGATCTTGGATGAGTCTGGTGAGCCAGCCTTGATGTACCACGGCACTGGCTCGTATCTCCAAAGGTATAGTGACCTCTACAAAGACGAACTCACCAACGCCATAAAGACTCCGTCTTACCTCCGTAGGTTGGCAATGAATCGGTTCAAGGGTGTTTGGACATCCACGATGAGGGAGTGGGCAGAACGATGGGCAACTAAGAATAATCCAGAGGGTCACTTCGAAGGCCAAGTGGTCATCCCTATGTACGTCAAATCCACCAAGCCTTTTGACCCAAGATCCTCGGAGAATATCAATCAACTCCTAGAAGTTGTCAAAGGTCAGGGGTACACACCAGATCCAGAAGTTGAATTTGCTTTTAAGTCTGGGCTACACGATTGGCAAATTTTTGAAGGGAAGTTGGATTATCGTAAAGAAGATGGGTCGCTGACTGGCCCAAGAAATATGCCCGATGTAGATGAGTTGAGGAAGCAGGGGGTAAGCGAGGAAACAATCAAGAAGATGTGGGGCAAGACTTATGGATACCCAAGCCTTAAGAACATTATTGATCTTGGTTTTGACGGGGTCTGGTTGAAAGAAGGCAGAGATGCCGAGGCCAGCCTAGTGATCGACGCAGCTCGTAAGTTGATGGCTGACCAGACAGACGCAAAGCTGAAGGCTAACTACGATGAAGCCTTGGCCAAATACAACGAGAACTCGGCTTGGAACTTCTTGGCCTTCCGCCGGGATGGCGTGAAAAACGCAGTAAACTCTGGTCGGTTCAGCTCAATCCAAGAGCCTGGGGAATTGAAGAAGAGCCAGCTTGCTCAAAAGCTGGAAGGGTTAGTCACAAAGGATGGAGCCACGGGAAGAAACGTTCTCCGCTACAAGGGGAAGACAATGTATTCGACCGACTCAGCCGCGGCCTTGGCCAGCTATGCGGTTGCTTCTGACTCAGCTCTGAACCGCCACAACATATCAAAGATTAAGTTTAAGGGTCAGCCGAATACTTTCATTTTCCAGAGGAGAACAGCTCCTTCCGCTACGTCTGACAGAGCCTACCCCGTAAACGACATCCTCGGTGCGGCTGAAGTTCGTCCAAGAAGATTTGGGGTGAAGCTAGAAAAGTATGTTTCGAAAGATGTGATGGGGCTTCTAAAGAAGAGGAACTACGAGGCAATTCCTGATTCGGTTACTATTGAGGAAGCACAAGCCTACTTCGCAAAGCACGGACTAGAGAAGAGTGCTTTGGCTTGCTTGATGGATGACGAAGACGACCCAATCCAAGCGGGTGCTCAGGAAGCTTTGGGAATGCTGGTGATTAAGGGCTACCGAGAAGAAGCCAAGACCCGGCCAGAGGCCGCAACAGAGATGGCAGCTTTCCTTGATCAATTTCTAGAGAAAAGCACAAAGACAGCTCGTGCCTTGCGGGCGTACCAGTTCATCTCACTTCTTGGACCCGAAGGTATGGAGGCTCTTTATTACAAGAAAGCTCGCAAGCGCGACGCGGTAATGAAGGAAAGCTTTAAGGAATTTATTAAGAAGGCACAGGATAAACTTAATCCGCTTGCCCAGGATGCTTTAGAGAAAGTCTTAAAAGATCTGGAACAGGTGCTTGCCAAAGCTACAAGTCTTTCCAAGTCCAATAATAAGAAGATTGCGGCCAAGACAACGATGACGTTGTGGCAACAGTTCTCCGAAAGCGTCGCCAAGCGTATGACCGATAGCGTTAACGAACGTCTTGCGGCTCTAGAACCACAGGAGGGTGAGGGAGTCGTTGAGGGCGAGGGTGATGCTGTGACGGTGGCGGGTAGCACCAACAAGCCTAAGACGATCAATCAGGAGGCGACCGCGGCTCTTCGCCGGATTAAGGGGATGATCGACAATCTTTCCAAGGAACAGGGGAAAGCAATTAAAGATGTCGAAGTCGAAGGCAACCCAGAGAACGAGAACGCATCCAATGAGCAGATCGAAGATCTCATTAAACTAAAACAGAAAGCAAAGACGATCTCTAGAATGTCCGACCTACTGGCTCTCTGGCCGAAAGCCTTACAAGCTTGGTCGCAAATTAAGGACTCGGTTCGAGAAGAAGTGGCCGCAAATCCTAAACTTGCCCCAATATTTAATGAGTATTTGAAGACAGCTTTAGACCAGCCGTTCACGCTTCCCCAAATCAAAACCCTTCTTAAGGCCTCGGATATCGACCTCAAGACTCTGATACGCGAACACTTTAGGAAGAATACGATGCAGAAACAGGCATCGGACTTAGCTAAACTCTTTGTTGAACAAGCTAATTTGGGTGAGGTATTTAACAAGACAACCGAGGCCGATCTGCTCCAAGCTCAAGGTGCTAATACCGAATCGACATCAGAAGTAGGTGTCACTCCGACTATTGCTGAGAAGCTTGAGACGGCGATTGCAAAGAGGATTGAGGAGCTCGTAAGAACAGAAGCAAACAAAGCACTTACCAACCTGATCAAGAGCCAAGCCGATAAGCGACTTGAGCCTAGCCTAAAAAGATTCCTAGACCGCCTTGTTAAAGCCACGTCGTTGGGGCTGATGGATAAAGATAATATAAATCTTTGGTCTCAATTTGCGGAACAAGAAGGTCTTACCGATCCCAAACTTGCTGAAGAAGTATACAACCTTGCCGAGGAAGCAGAGACCAAGCCAGAGGGTTACCAAAGAAACGTTTATTACCAAAAAGCAATGCGAGCGATCTACGAAAAGACGGAAATGAACAAGTGGGATTTCACGCTTACCTGGTGGTACTCGTCCATCTTGTCTGGATACGACACGCAACTAGCCAACTTATACGGCAACGCCTCGACGGCTTTCTGCGTCCTAATGCCAGAGCTTATCCACTCTTCGTTAACTGGAAATGCAGGGCCAGAGAAGAGATCCGCGCTTCTTCGTGGAATCCAAGTCGGATGGGCAGATTTCCTCAACATTATGGGGACGGGTACTTCTTGGACTAAACAAGTTCAACTAAGCATAAGCAGTTTAAAGGCAACCGATACTGGGGAAGTGCTAAGAGAGCGGGCAAAAGGATTGCCCCAAAAACTAGGAACTTACTCGACAACAGTATCAAGGTTTATGTCTGCTGTGGATTCCGTGTTCTACAATATGAACAAGGAGTATTACCTATACAAATACGCCTATAATAAGGCACTGGAGCTTGGGTTAAGCCGCAAAGACGCTTCTGCCCAGGCTTTGGCTTCCGCTCTTCGGGATAGCAACTCGATGAAGAGCGCCCAGAGTGACGCATTAATGGAGGGTTTAAAGCCGGGAACAAAAGAATTTAAGCTGAGAACCTTTGAGATCCTTGATCAACAGCTTGGGCAAAACAAGACCGAGTCTGGCGAAAGCCGTAACGTCGACACGCAAGAGTTACTTAACGAATCTGTCTTGTCGGCTTTGACCAATACTTTCCAACAAGAACCAAAAGGCTTCTTGGGTAACGTAATTCACTCTTTGAATGTTTTGGCCGCCAAACAACCAGAAACACGATTTGTAATTCCTTTTACAAGAATCGTTGGAAATGTTTGGAATATGTCCCTTGATATGGGCGTAGTCCCAGGCTTGATCAGATACTACGGACTCCCAACAGAGAAGCTCATTGGGCGTAGGCTTGGTAAATGGGATGATGTCAAAGGCGCTGAGCGTGAAATGATTAGGGGAAGGGCATTGGCTGGTTTGCTGTTCTTGACCCTAGCAGCTGGTCTTCAGGCTTTTGGGTACGATAAAGATTACGAAAAAGCTTGGTGGAGAATCAACGGATCTGGCCCAGATGACCCCGCGGCTAAGCTGGCGTTATCTAAGACTGGTTGGAAACCTTGGAGCATTAAGGTTGGAAACGCTTACATCAGCTACTTGCCTACTCCTTTGGCAATCCCGCTCGCTTTCTTGGGTGAAATTACAGACAACCACCATTACAAGAAAACAGGGGCAAAGGCTTTGTTTAACACGACATCAGCGGTAAGTATGAGAGCCATCCTTGTCCCCTTTGACATGTTGTTCCTTTCAGGTTTGTCCGACTTATTTAAGAGCACAGACAGCTCGCAACCAGAGCAGGCGAAGGCAAGAGCTCTAGCATTTGCTGGGCGTCTTGGAAGTTCCTTGCTTGTTCCAAATATTATTAGGGATATCGACCAGAAGATCATACCCAAAATCCTTAACGTGTTCGGGGTCGAGACGGATATGGATAAGAGGACGGCGAGAAATGGGCTAATGAATGGCATCTTTATTGCGAATACCCCAGTCCTCCGAGAGCTCTATGGGAAACCTGATGTAGATATGCTTGGTAACAAAATTCCGATTACTTCCCGTATTGCAACAGCTAGGAAGCCAGATCCGCTTGTCGACACATTGGCTTCGAAGAACGCTTTCCCTAACCCTCCGAGGAGAGAGCTTTTGTTAGGGGTAATTCCTATGGAAGAGGATCAGTACTACCAATACAAAGTGGATCGAGGAACAATGTTAAACCAAGTGTTGAACACACCTGAAATGGTTCAGCAACTAAAGGAATCTTCTTCGTTTGTTGCTCAAGAGATTGTTAAGAAAGTGACCTCTTCGGCTACTGAATACGCCAAGAATATGGCGATTAAACGAATGGTTGATTCAAACGACGAGAGAATACAAAAACTTCAAAGTTTGGGCGAGTGGTTGCAAAACCAAGAAGAATAATCCTTTGGTGAGAAGCCAAGGCAAGAAACCAAGAAACAATCCAAACAAAAGAATACAAGCACCCGATACAAAATGGGCAAAGATACGAACTAATACATCATAAGAATAATACAAACATCCGTACAAAAACCCGACCTCTTGACGATTTACCTTCATATAATATCCTCCTTTAATAACTAAACGTAATAGGAAATCAATACACAAAACATATGGGTTTAGGTACGCAATCTCCTGGTGATCAAAAGCTTCAGACTCTCTTTGGTAAAGGAGCCTTAGCTGGCAAGACTGGACTTATTGTCCAAGCCGCTTCGACTGCTGGGATTAGCCCGGAACTCTTTGCGGCCGTCATTGCCCACGAAACAGGACGTGGAACAAGCAACGCGATTCAGAACTACAACAACCCCGCTGGGATTATGGATCCTCAAACTAAGTGGACTAAACTTAAGAAGTTTGATTCTTTGGGTGAGGGGTTACTTTACTCAGCCAAGAACCTCAAACGAAGGCTCGACCAGGTTGGTGGCGACGTTGACAAGCTGGCTGAAATCTATGCCCCAAAAGGTGCTGCAAATGACCCAAGGGGTTTGAATAATAATTGGCTTGCTGGGGTCAACAAATTCTACAGCGAGCTTGCAGCCAAAGAAACGCCTTCGGCCAATGTCGAGCAAGGTAGTAAGCCAGAACTAGCATCAACAGCCGCAAAATAATAACTGGCGTTAGAACCGCCAGAAGAAAAACTAGTCGTGCCATTTGATGGTTAGCTCAATGCCATCACCATTAAAATCTGGGTCTGCCCATAGTTCGAAAGATTGATGCTTTTTGCATAAATCAATAAACTCTGACAAAGCCTTACGACTTACTTGGAACGACCCGTTGCCATCAAGAACAGCGGCACCGAGGAAAAACTTTAAAAGCTTTGTCCCAGCGTCGCTTGCCCCATTGAGAAGGACAAGATTAACTTCTTCTTCCTCTTCGCCTTCGTCGTCCTCCCTAGGGCTAACTTCATCTATATCGTCGTACTCGTCCACCAAACAAGGTTGAGTCTATAACAAAGTGTGTCAAGATACCCAAGTGCGATTAAAAGATAAAACAATAACACCGCCTACTGGATTCTTCTATAAAGACCACGATACCAAAGTAGTCATAACGGCTGTCACATTTGATGAGTTGTTAGCTAACGTGAACCGCCATCGCCACCTAAACGGACTTGTCCTAAATGGAAACCAAGAACAAATGATCCACGATCAGATCTGTGACAAAGTTGACAAGAGCTTGTGCGAAAGCGTTGGGTTGGGGGACATAGTTCATACCTTTGCCCAGCCTATTGCAAAAGCTATCGACCAAGTCGCTGGCACAAACATCCAAGGTTGTGGGGCTTGTGCCAAGCGACGGGCGATGCTCAATAGCTAGGGGGTTAGGTCAATTACTGGCGTCAAAATAAATGGCGCCAGAAGTTCCCGTTCGGTTAGTAGATACGGACTTTCAAGAACTAGGGTAGATGGCCTTAAGCCAGTACCATAATCGTTGGTGGCACTACCCAAGAACTCTGGGCTTCCATTTGGTCCATAGTCATTGGTGAATGAGTTGATAAACTCTGGTGCTCCCCAAGGTCCGTAGTCATTAGCTGTCGAATACAACAGATCTGGATTGGCAGAGATCAAAACTTCCTGAGCCACCAGCGGGCTGGCAAGAGTCGCTATCATCAAAAGAATCTTTACCATTGGGTTTCCTTTCCATCGTTGAAGATATCCTCCCACGATATAGGTAGGGTCTTCTCTTTGGTCGGCCACTCTCGATCGATCTCGAGCTGTAACCAATCCATACAGACTCCATCAGATTCCACGGCACATTCCTTGTGGCCGTGTTCGCAAATGTGGGTGGCAGGTTCATCCGCTCCCCACATCCAGTAACCTAGTTTATCTTCTTTAGTCTTTAGTTCTTCTTTCAAGTTATCCTTTCGTTAACGGGTCTTGTCCAAACGCAACAACCATATCGTACCAGAATTGGCAGTAAGCGTTGAGCTTATGCTTCTGGTGTTTGGACTCCCCAATCATTCCCTTAAAGCTGGTGTAATCCACAGAGTTGCCAAGCCTTGCTAACACCTTGGGCAAGTCATTCGGGTGGATGAAGATGCGGTAAGTATAATCCACATCTTCACGCATTGAGATCTCGGGGATGATCTTGAGGGACAAGCCCCGGATCTCATTGATCAATCTCTTCATATCATCTTCGCTTCGTCCCCGAACATGAATCACGGATTCATACTCTGGGAACTGATAAGCTTTCTTGTTCGACATCGAATAGAAACCAAACTTGGTTGCTATCCACATACTGATACCTCCTTAATTTTGTTGCCGATCCATTCCATACATGGAACTGCCATCGAATTCCCTAACGCTTTGTAACGTGGACCGTCGGGGCATTGATCGGCTGGCTTACCCCTCCAAGGAATTAGTGTATGCTCATCTGGAAATCCTTGCAAACGCTCGCACTCTTTGCAGGTGAGGCGTCGGACTGCCATTCTGTCTGCTGGATTAATCACACCTCCCGTATGATTAATGTCAGAGGCAGAGGATGAAAGTGTCTGCGAAGTTTTGTTGATTGTCTTATTGTAGCAATCAACTGCAACGGGTTCTTGCACAAGTGGAACATTCCCACCACCAGTTCCATATCGTGATACGCAAGACGGAGCAACATCGAGAGGTCCAGTAACTCGAGAATCATTGGGGTGATTCTCATATAGGACTGCGTGTTTGTCGCCTTTGGTCAGAGTAGGGCAGGGGTCACCTAGCTTACCGATACCCAGCCCATTACCTTTGCCGTCTTGCTTGTCACCACGCTTGCCAGCATTTCGGGTGGCTTGGTCGTGGATGGGGATAGCAACGGCGTGGGGTCCTCGAGCTACTAGGGAATCCATTGTTTCGCTATGGGCGATATGGGGTTTGTATTGTGCGTTCTGCCCTTGGTTAAAGGCAGCACGATCAATCACAATAGGGGAAGCAACCAAGTCGGTAGCATCCTTGTAATCCCTAGCCTTCATCGTGGATGCAGAGCCGTCATCGGAGTATTCCCCGAAGGCTTGCATCCTGAATGCACCTACTGCCTCACTGCTTCCAGTGCTTGTTTCAGCATGGGTGGTAGTTCTTTCCCTCGCTTCTCGGCTCGGCGCAGTATCCCTGCGCAAGCCTTCCCACTCAAATAGAACCTTGGCTGGATCTCCTTGGTCTCGAGGACATGCGACAAGGAAACAACGCTTGCGTCGTTGGGCCACACCGAAATATTGGGCGTCAAGGCATCGCCAAGCGATTGACCTTTTGGGACCATACACACAACCTGCGTCTGCCCATTTTTCCCCTGGCGGTTTGAGTTCACCATCTTCCCCGGCAAGTGCTCCCAGAAAGCAACCGAACCCGTTGTCCCTTGAGGAAAGGACACCGGGGACGTTCTCCCAGAGGATCCACTTTGGGTTGAAGTGATCTGCGATGTTGACGAAGGTGAGTGAGAGACCGCCTCTTGGGTCGGCCAATCCTTTCCTGAGTCCCGCGACGCTGAACGCTTGACACGGTGTTCCTCCGACCAGAACGTCAATTGGTTCTTCGAATTTCCATGATTCATATTTAGTCATATCTCCTAGGTTGGGAACCTCAGGCCAGTGGTGATTCAGCACCGCTGACGGGAAAGGTTCGATTTCTGAAAAGGCGACGGGCTTCCACCCAAGTTTCTCCCAGGCAACGGAGGCCGCCTCAATGCCTGAACAAACAGACAAGTATCTCATGCGGTTACTGCTTTTCTGGAGTAGCCAGTGAAGCCACTCTTCTTTCGTAGTAAGCTCCTAGCCTTGGATGCTTCCGACCCAGCGGGCTGTGTCCCGTGGATCAAGAGAGCAAACGATTTCTCGTTGGGTCCGTAGGCAAGGCTGTCATCGTGATCGATCTCAAGGCCACGGATGTTTGCGTCCTCTTCGCTGAAGGCCACATACGAAGTCTTGAGGTTGTGCTTAATGGCTAGGTCATCGTGAGTTCCGCCAAGGCTGGCAGTCAGCCGAATGTTTGACGGCAATTTGTCAAGACGAGCCAACCAAAAAGGGATCGATTTGGTGTAGGCGTAAAACAAAACGTGAGGGTTTCTGTTGGCAACTTCAAGCCAAGCGTCAAAGTAGGCTTGGCTAAAGAAGTCTCCACCTTCGTGAATCCGAACACGCTTAGCTTTCTTAGGTAGTGCAGAAGAAAGAAGGTCAGCCATCTCGAGGGTAGTCTTGCGGTGCAACGCAGCGAAGTTAGCCCACCGCATCTTCCTTGCGTTTTCACGAAGGCTCTCGGTGCTGGCCGAGAAGCAACGGAACAATGTTTGTATTCCGTCAGTTATCTTGCCAGTAACAGGATGAGCCTTTGACAAACACTCCTTGGCACAAGGACAGGTATGCCCAGCAGGGAGGTTGAAGATGTAGGTATCCTTAAGCTTGGCATTCCCTTTAACGAATCTTGGACTCATAAAGAGGGAACGGCCTGAACACGAAACGTTGGGAAGGTTGCTTCTGTGTAGCACCCATCCACGAGGGTGGCGGGTTCTTTGACACCGACGGCTGAAAGAACATTGATCAGTTTATAAACGTCCAATGTCCTTTTCATCCCATCGGATGCTTTAACAATCCACGAGTTACCTTCGAAGAAGCGGTTGCCTGTCTCCTGGTAGGTAAGCTTGAGGAGGGGGAGTACTGCTTCCCGTACTTTCTCTGCTTGGTTTCTCTTGGCGGTTGCTTCGCCAAACGTGTCGATCTGTTCCGTGGTTAACGGAATTATAGATTTCATTGTAGTGTCCTTTCTTTGGTTAAGCGGCAAGGCGTAGGCGATGAGGCTTCTGCCTCATATGTCTCTTACGGCCTAGGAATAATTGAACATCCCTTGGTTGTTCCTTGCTCTTGGGTGTCTTGCAAACGGATGCGGTGAAGTTCTTAGCCTTTGCGTGTCGAACGGTGTGGGTGTTGACGCCCCACTTCCGAGCAATCTCGGAGATGGGTTTGCCAGCCTTGTACATTTCCTCCCACTCTTTCCATCGTTTCGATACGCTTGCCACATCCCGGTAGTACGTCTCCAAACCCTTGCCGTTGACAAAGGTTGTATGAGATGTCCGTACCTTGAGATGCTCGGAAAGTTCCTTGGCTAAATCTTCAGTGACTTTGCGGTAGCTGGCCAAGTCTTGTTCGGTTTTAAGAACAAGGTTGGTAAGGGTGGATAGAGTACCTCGGAGCTGGTCGATCTCGTTCTTGAGGATCGGTACTTCCGATTGTTCGACTAAGTTCTTGAGTGCTTCTTTCATGCGGTTGTCTTCTTCGTTGGCCTAAGACGTTCGAGTAGATCTATGGTTCCTTGGTAATACCCAACGTCATAACTTCCTTGGCAGGTGCTATTCCTTGTTCCTTCAGTAGCTTCTAAGTAGTCCTGAGCCTTTATCAGCTTGGACTTATATATCTTTATTAACGTGTTTATTCCTAAGCCTCTCTTTTGCATGTTGTTTCCTTTCTTTAGTTGTTGCTTTGTCGACCCTTAATACTGATTCCCAGGGCAGAGTCGTGTGCCCGCACTTGTCGCATTTGTGCAACAAGAGATTGGGAATCCGTTTGCCAGCTATCTTGTAAACCTCTCTAACCTTTTGGTATCTGCCCTTGCACGGGCGTACGTTGTCCTCGAGGAAAGAGCGAACACACATTAAGAATTCTCCGTGGCAATCTCCTCGGCCTTCTCCTGTGTCTTCTCAAACAACGCCTCCTGCGCTGCTTCGATCAGGGCGGGTGGTGGGTCGGAGAGGGGGGTTTCCGATCCAGCAGGGTAGATGTCGGGGGTAGTGAACTCGGCTTCTCCGTACTCACTTACCTCGACAACCTTGCTGTCGTATTCGCAATGCCCCCAGTATTCGTAGCTACCAATACCAACATCCTCTGATGTCGTGTTGTGGATGACTCCACCAATGGCTTGATACGAAGCCCCTTGGTATTGGAAGTCAGCCTCTGCGTAGTCGATGTCGATTCTCATTAAGGTTACTCCTTTCGTGTGGTTATGTATGGTCCTGTTATGACAAACAAATGTCAAGACAAAAGGAAATAAAAAGAGGTTTGATTAAACCCCTTCCACAGATATTGAACGTGTACCCAAATCAACTTCTGTGATGTTAAGAAACCCAGCACCATTACCTTCTTCATCTTGGTACACCCAAGCCACCGAGGGCTTGCGATCCTTAATTCCAGACTTGAACACCAAGCCGTAGACTGGTTCGCCGTTGATGCCATCGTCGTCCTTGACTACATCGACTAGTATCTTGCCACGGAGTTTGAGATACTCCTTGAGATAAGGATCTGGTCTAGGCGTTGGCATTGCCGTTCCTCCCATCGCTGATCCCAAGCTTGTCTAGCGTCATAGCATAGAACATACCGAAGTACTTCTCGCCAAGTAATGCGATGTCGTCGGCGTTGCTGGGTTCTTCGTTGCGAAGTTTGGCGTAGGCTAGGGCACACGCTTGGCCTAGCACATACTTACCACGGATAGACTGAAGCAAGCCGTCGGCTGCGTCTTTCCGTCCTTGCTCTGTTAGTCTGATGTACTTGCTCTCGTATTTGCTGGCGTAATCGTTACTTGCTTTGCGTTTCGATACTTTCTTTTTCTTCATAGGTATCTCCTTATACTTAGGCTTCTTCTTCATGCATTCTTTCCGAGCTATGCACTCGGCAGTTTTCTTCAATTTCATCCCACTCGAATCGGTTGTTGTCGGAATCTTGCTCCCACATATGGTAGGCTTTGTCTTGTGCCAGAGTTTCCGACTCTGCTTCAATCTCAACTTCGGCGTAGGATTCAACAGTCCTACGCAACTCGACTAAATACTTAGCCATATACTTATCTCCTTTTAATAGAGGTCGAAGTCACTCGGGGTATCAGATGGGACAACCCGGTAACCTCCACCAAGTTCTCTGTTCAACCCTTGGCATTCACCTTGGGCTTCTGCTTCGCTCTCGCAGAAATCATCAACGTATTTATCTGTGCCATCTACGTTCACCTTCAGGTCTGCCCATCCGTGGACAGCCTTGACCTGTATCTTCCAAAGTTTCTTGGTGGTCATTCGCATCCTACTTCGCACTTGGATAGCTCGGTTACGCCATCCAACCGAATGATAATCTTAGCCTTTGCAAAGTTATGGTTGTTGGTAAGGTAGACAGCTCCACCCGTAGTTACGTGGCGATGTAGTGTTATCTTTGTGGGTATCTTCTGTTTCATCTCTTTCCTTTCTTGGGAACAATCCCAACTTTCTGCCCGAGGAAATCAATGTGGATGACATTCATGTTGTGCCTTTCGCACCACACTTGCATCCCCTCTTTGCTGAACCCAACGCTCAGCCTTGCCCAGCTTGCTGGGCTTTCTCCATCGGGCATACATTCAAGACACTTCTTACAATGGTAGAACCTTACGATGTCGGATGTTTCTTTCTTCATTCGTCCTCCTTTAATCATTAACTGACACGAACTTTTCCAAGCATTTCGATTGTGTTGTACACGTCATCTCTGATCCAAAAGTTCCAGCCTTCTTTCCAGTCTTTCTTGTTGTAAGGAATCCAGTCATCGGATCGGTCACGATTGATTTCAAAAAGAACCTGACGAATTGACCAGAGACGAAGCTTGTTTGTCTCAGTATCTTTGATCACATATTTGAATTTCATTTGCCCTCTGAATCGTATTCACCCATCTCGATATCTTCTTTCAACTGCCTTGGTTTGTATTTGTCGTTGGCGATATCGGCCAAGATCTTGAAGCAATCTTCTAGGGTTGTTACTTTGTTTCTTTTGTTGGTGAATCCATCACCAACCCAAGACTCGACCATTGAAGGTGTTACCTTTGACTTCATTGTATTGTCGCTACTCCTTGGTTGATTGTTACGTTGCTTGCCCATCCACGAATGACGCAGCGTGGTTGTGACCGACGCTCGTGGCTTTCGCAGGGGGTCTGGATCTTGATGTTACGAACTAAATGGCAGACATCCTTGTAGTGCAGGGTCATAACCGCATGACCTTTCTGTCTGCTCGCTGGCTTGTTGTAGTGGACGAACCATCTGGATTTCATATGTGTTGCTTACAATCCGTCAGTTCCGTTTGACTCCATCGCCTCTCGCTCTAGGTAATCGGCTTCTATCTTTTTAGTAGTGAAGCGATCTGCCCAAGAGTATTCATCGCAAGCACAATCAGCTCCGCACTTAATGACTTTGCTTCCGTCTTTGTGGGACAGCTCAAAGGTAAGATGTCCGTCGACATCAACAGCAAAGACTACTTCCCAATCTTTGATGGTGTATTGATGGTAGGTTTGTAGGTCGCTCATCGGTCTTTCTTCAGCTTGAGGATTTCTTCCTTAAGCTTCTCGTTCTCAAGCCTCAACTTCTCGGACTTAAGGTCGTAGTATTCACGAGCACTCTCAGCCGCTACTTGCGACGACATCTGTGCTCGCCATTGGCCGAAGGTCATACATCCCACCCCGTGACCTTGATGTCCATCAGCTCGTCCATCTGTTCGGTGGTCGGCACGTTGTCCACCCATACCACGAGATCTTGTATCTCCTGGACAGAGGATTGAGGGGAGATGGTTTGTCCCTCGTTCCCAGTGCCTACCACTAGAGTTCGTCCAACCAGATGGGATTGGCTTGCACCCTTGAGGGTATAGCAACCAGCCAGTTCCATATAGTGGTCGCCCTTCAGCAATCCTTCGTCGTCGCATAGGGCAACGTCGTCACCCCGTATTCCAAAGGAAGTGATGCAGCTACACCCAAGCAGGGCGTAGATTTCTTCAAGATCAAAGCCAGTCGTAGAGGTGTACTCGGTAACTGTCTTGGCTCTCGGGTCAATTAAGATTCCTTTAACCATATTAATATTCTCCTTTCACCCCATATGCACTTCGCATTGGGTTGGTTTCTTGTATGTCCTCGGCAAACGTATGGCGTTTGTCGTTAACTAAATCGTGTTGGTCAACTGACATAGACTGGTAGTCCCGACTTTCTTCTGGAAGTTTCTGCGTCTTACCCATCCAGACTTGTGGTTGGATGTGGCAAAACCAATCTTGCATACTTGGGATTCTCCCAAGGTCTTCCGATACGTGTTGCTCTGCCACCCATCGTGTCGGCACTTTGCGTCCGTCACTATTGGTGATCGTATGACCGAAGATCCTCTCTGCCATAAAGCATCCCTCGGCGTGATGCCGTAGTGCCCTATGCCGGAAGTCGGCCATCATCATCTTGCTCTCGTCGAACCAATCGTGGATGGCTTGGTAATCCTCTGCCTTGCCACCCCATTTCTTTGCCGAGCTGACTGCGTGGTGGTAGGGGTTAGCCATTAGTAGGTCTCTTCGGTTGTCTCTACTGACTCGACCCGTTGGTTGAAGGTGAGGTCAATCTTGTTGCCTTTGCCGAAGTTGAATACGAATTCTCCGTATGAACCTTCGTTAATCTCCCAACCTCCGTGGTTAGCTTCAAGTAAGTCGTAACAAATCTGTTCGACTAACTCCTCGATGTTCGGGGATCTAGTGGTGGTGACCCACTCCTTCTTGGTGTCACAATAAGTTGTTGAGTCACGTATGCTTGCCTCTACAACTATGGTTTTCTTTATTGAGTCCACGTCACTGATCCGTTGCTTACCCGCAAAGTAACGCACCTCATCTATCTGACCTGAATCCCCGCCACCAGAGAACTCTGCTTCTATTCGTGTGATTCTGAATGACTTAACGGCTGTGATTAGTGCGGCTTTGTTCAGCTCTGCACTAGTGGCTCGCTTCTTTCGATCGGCCGCCATCTGTTCCATAATACTTTTCATATCTATTTTATATGGTTTATCTTTGCTCATTGTTGTTTCTCCTTTTCTTTATTGGTTAGTAACCGCAAGCAATCTCACCGATGAGAAGGGGACCGCTCTGGGCTTGTCCTTGTGCAACCTTCTTGAGATACGAAACCGCATCTCCGATCCGTCGGTGCATAATTGCCTTGGCCTTGATGGCCAACACCCTTGCCTCTGCTGTTAGATGTGAGTAGGTGCTGTCTGTTCTGCCGTCGGTGACTTGTCCGTCGCATACCCATAGGACTGGCTCGTTCTGGAAACGCTTGGACTTGATTGCCCAGCGTAAGGCTGGTCCGTCAACTCCGTTACCAAAGCCGTGACGTGTGGGTAACTTGTCCACCATCTTGCCGTCCTTGGCTAGTACCCAGAAGTTGGGAACGTTCTTGCTTCCTTCCTTGTGGGCATAGAGGGCGACAGTAGCTCCAGGTGCTGCGTTAAGTATCTGTAGGATGTCGTCACTATCCACGCTCATTGAACCCGAGCCGTCGATCAACACGACACCGCCTGAGTTACGCTTCGTCCGATCAAAGATCCGACGATACGGGTCAGTCAGCATCCGATGGATACGGCGAGGGTTACGCCCCGTAGGTGAGGCCAGCTTGACCTTGCCTAGGTTGCCGTTGTGTAACCGAGTCAAGGGTGCTGGGCCTTGACAAAGGTCACCGAACTTGGCGTTCATATCTGCACTCAAGTGCTCATCATTACGTTTCTTGAAGGACGGAATAGTGCCTGTCTCTTCAGCCAAGGCAGCACATTTGTCCAACAACATTGCGATCCTCTCGGTCACGGCAAAGCCACGATTGAGAAGCTTGTTACGACTGCCCAGTATGGGTTTGTCGGAAGCAAGTTCGGAGCTATGCGTATCGAGAATCTCACCAATCGAGTCAGCAAGATTCTCGATCGACTCCAACATACTGGAGTCACCAAGTTCATCACACGCCTTGTCGATGCCCTTGAGCCAAGAGTCCCAACTGGCAGTACCATAAACGGCAGACGTGCCATAAACTAGGCGTTTCATATCCTTAGCTTTCGCACAGGTGTATGCGTTGTTGCCGTCGTTGATATCTAGCAGATGGGTCTCGGGTTCGAAGTTGAGCTTCGACAAGACACGATTGATACGTGCTTCCTCGGCCGCAATCAGAGAATCAAAGGAAGCTTTGTTTCGTTTGATCCAAGGCTTCAGATCGGGTGGACTCAACCGAACGTGCATCAACTCGTGTGCTCGTATGTGTCGAGCTGTCTCGTCGTTGTCCAAGGGGACGTGCATTGTATTGGTTGCGATGCTTGTCTTGGGTGCACCACGAATGCCAGCACATCGAATGATGTCCCAACGTTCGTTAGCACCACGCTCACCGCCCATCTGGCGGATAAACTCTGGATATACTCTCATTGATTCTCCTTTCTGTGAGGGTTAAAGGTTGCGGGTTAGTCGTTGCTCGGGGTGAGGGTGTCGACCTTGATGGCGTCGAGGAACTCACGAGCCGAGCCAGCAAACAACAAGTTCGCCGCACGTTCTGCACCTACCGACTTGCGGAGGTTGTCGAACGCATAGAAGGAACGAAGGTCAATACGACGATCGCCCAAGTCAGCGGCACGTTCGGCGTAAGCCCGAAGGTCAGGCGACAAGCGGGTCAATGCTGTGACGTGTGGCTTGTTGACTCGAACACGGATAGGGAAGCGGGAACGAATCGCCTCGGGCAAGTCGCTCAACTCCTCAAGGTTCGTCGTCATCACAACGCTGAAGCCTTTCTTGGGAGTCTCGGTCTCACCAGTTTGGGGATTCTCCCACTTGCAGGATTCTGGGGAGTCGGTCATAGCAAGCAACGTGGCGAACACGTCACCGCCAGCCTTGTCGATCTCGTCGACAATCAAGCGACCACCTGAACGCCAAGCCTTAACAGCCTGACCCTCGTGCCAAGAGAACGTACCTTTCTCGTTTGGCATCCAAGCACCAGTCACGTCAGCGTTGGTCATATCTGGGGTGCAGATAAGACGGAACGTTGGACGTTCTTGCGTTGCCATCGTCAGACCAGCGTAGGTCTTGCCAGTTCCAGGAGGTCCGTAAAGAACAAGGCGGTCTACGCCAGCGTTCAGTGCGTCCTCGATGTCTTTCCAGCAGTCGGCTGTTGTTGTTGATTTCGTTTTGGTTTTTAATGTAGGCATGGTGGGTTTCTCCTTTGTGGGTTGTGGGTTTTACTGAGCTTGGTTGTTCTTGATGTCTTGCTCGGACTTTCTTTTCCGAGCCTCAAGAATGGTTTCTTTGATCTTGTCTCTTATCTCTTGCAATTCCTTGGGCATATCCATAGCGAATCCGCTATTGGCAAACTCTTGGTCGGGGATGCAGGCTGTTGAAGAAGTGCAAAGCATCATCACGATTTGGGAGAACATCTCGTCGTTGCACTTGGCAATCAGACCAAGGGCAGACAAAGAGGCTTTAACCCTCTCGCAAGTCTTGGTTTCTTCGCCACCAGTTACCTTGGCGGCAATCATCCCAAGCATCTTCAAGAGATCGACGTCTGCTTTCTCTGCGGTAGTTCGAATGCTAATGCACTCGACGCCCGATGTGGCTTTCTCTTCACTCGTACCAATATTGATTCTGCTCATAGTTGTTTCTCCTTATGGGTTGTCTTGACACGCAGCATCCCTGACTGAACAAGGATCTGTCAAGAATACATTCTTAGTTATTCAAACTGCTCGGCCGCCAGCGAACAGCACGTTCCGCAAGGTGGAACGCTGACCAATACGTCTGGAGTACCTACGCAAATCCACGAAAGTTTCAGGTGCCATCAGCTCGATGGTTGCTCCTGTCTTGTGGGCGTACACCATCGCACCTTTGTATTTGGGTGTCGGGTGGCGGGTTGCACAAGCAAAGCAGTAGACAAGACCTAGGTCTCGTCGTGCTTTCTCGGTCGGCTTGTCACAACAAGGGCAGACGTCACTCATACTGAAACCTTTCGTACTCTGGCTTTGTCGTCCCACTCCCAGCCTTCTGCGACTAGGAAGTGGAACGCTTTGTTAAGGTTGCTGAACCTTTTGATAACTCTGAATCCCTTGATAACATTATTCCAATAGATCACTTCAAACATATAACCTCCTCGTATGGTTCGAAGATGCGTTGAGTCTCACGAGTAATGCGACTCACGATCTTGTTGAGTTTCTCGTTCTCTTGTTCGAGGAATAGATTCCTCTCCCGGAGAGAATCAATCTGAAGGAAGGCATCCCGTAGTTGGTACTCGGGGATGACTGGCAATGGTTGAACCAATTTCAGGTGTGCCATACATCAGCCTTTCAAGGGGACGTATGTTCCGTCAGCAGCCATCAGTGCCAGCTTGGAAGCGTCGGGGAAGTTCGAGATGATCTTCGCCCAATGCAACACTTCCTGACGGCAATCACCGATGTACTTGTGACGGAGGCCAGACACGGCTCGTCCGTTTCGCAATACAATCCAATCGGTCTTGGGTTGTAGGCGGTTCAGTGTTCTGCGTAGGTTTTCGTTGTCTCTCCATTGTCCTAATTTCATATGTCTTGACTCCTTATTGTCCTTCTGTTACAAGTAGTAGATGCCGAAGGACTTGGGCATCGACTGGAAATTGATCGAGGCTGACTACTTAAGAGGTACTCGCCCGGTAGATATCTGTGCTCTGTACAACATCAAAACATCCACTCTGACCGCTAAGATTCGTAGAGGTGGGTGGTCTACAAAGAGACATGCATTACGGGAGTCTCTTCAAGCACGTCAGTCACAAAACACTATGCAAACGCTCACAAATAAAGCGTCTGGATATCTTGAAAGGGTTGTAAAGCAAGTCGACCGAGGCTTAGACGTGTTGGAAGCTCAACAACCCGCCACGACCAAAGAAGTCGACCAGCATTTCGAAGCACTTGGCAAAATCGATCGTATTGCCAGACCAGCACTTGGCTTAGCAGACCAAGGATCTGGTACTAAAGGCAGTTTAATCAACATTGCTGTGCTTCAACAAGTTGTAGAACCTGAAGTTGTCAAGAATTGTCAAGACATCTAGTCCTACAGAGATACCAATTGAGTTGGTGACTCGTTCATCCCTTTAGGATCTTATCCCAAGTCGTAGTGATTGCCGTAGGTTTGCGGGTCGTAGGTTCTTCCCTCCGGCTATTGTAGGACTCTCTGATGATGTCTCGCTCGGCTTGCTTCTGGCGTTGAAGATAGTCCTCCCGCTGTCTGGCGGCTTGTAGCTTGAATCGGCTAGGATATGAGACCTTGGTTGCTCCGACGTTGCGGAGGTGGCGCTTGTAGAAAGCTTTACCACTTTTATACAATTCGGCCTCGTAACAAGCTCTAGCGGTAGGACTAACTTCAATGCCCGCAGTAAGGATGTTGTTCATCTGGACATCGGGGAAACCAGCAGTAACAAGAATGGCACGTAGGTTTAACATAGATACCTCCAGGATTAAGGTTAAAAGACAAAAAAGAAACCCAGAGGGGATTGAACCCTCTGGGCTTCGACAATCAATTAGCTACCGAATACTTCAGTTGCTGAAGCCTTGGCAGTAGCAACCTTGGCTTTCTGCTCCCTCTGGGGAACAAAGGCGAAAGTGCCTTTCACATAGACCACTTTGCCATCGATGCCTTCGGTAGGGAAGGGACGACCTTTGGTCGACAACTGATAATCTGACCAGAATCCGAATCCATCGGACTTCTCACCAGACTTATAGTTGGAGAGGATATAACTCTCTGGGAAGGCAACGAGAAGAACTCGCTTACCATTTTCATTGATTAGGTTACAAGCTGGGCTAGTCAGACCAGCAATCCATTTAGCTAACTGCTTCATACATACCTCCTTGGTTTATTGTTATTTGCTCATCAGCAGAACTGCTCTGCCGACGGCAAAACCCCAACGAAAACCCCGCCAAAAAATCGGCTCGACCCCCACCGCAAAAAAGCCGAAGGCTTTTTTGAACCAAGAGACTATCTATAATCCAGAATCAAAAGGGATACCCTGGTAGGTATATACCCCCCCTCTATTAGGTTGGGGAAACGATGCAGCGATATTAAAAATTTTTTTATTTTTTCTTGCTGGGTCTGGACAAACTTCGCCCCCCGTTACAATAGGCACATGCCTTTGGGAAGAGACTACGCCACAGAGTACCGCCGGTACCACAGTTCGCGAAAAGCGAAACAGGAGAGGGCGAATAGAAACTCTGCTCGGAGGAAAGCAATGGCCGCGGGAAAAGTCCACAAGGGCGATGGTAAGGACATCGACCACAAGGATGGAAACCCTATGAACAATCGCCCGTCCAATTTGCGGGTGATGGGTCGCGGGTTGAACCGAGGCCGCAACAACAACTCTTGGAGAAAATAATATGCCACTAGGAAATATGAAAATGAAAATGCCCGTAACAAAAGAAGTCCCTATGGATGAATCTGAGGATACGGCCAACCCAGTTGGTGACTTTGTCGCCACTCTTCTGCATTCTGCAACAATTGCTCATCAGTTGCATTTTCGATCGAGATCTGCTTCTGAACACAAAGCTCTTGGGAAGTTCTACGATGAGGTGGTCGAGTTGGTTGATGACCTTGTCGAGTCGTATCAAGGCAAGTACGGAATTATTGAAAACTATCCTTTTGAGATGGAATTGGACACCAACTCTTCCGAGAAATTCCTAAGCGACCTCAGCGAATTTGTGATGACTAATAGGTACTCGGTCGCTTCCGACTCAGAGATTCAAAACGAGATTGATGAGATTCAGGCTTTGATCAACCGAACCATCTACAAGATCCGCTCCTTTAAATAATGTTATGCCCCTAGGTAAGGCCAACATGAAATGCAACGTGCCCCGTAAAAGTACGAGGCCCGGAAAGAAGATGATGGTCAAAGCCTGTGCAAATGGGAAAGAGCGTCTCGTTCACTTCGGGGATAGTTCAATGAAAGATTATCGCCAGCACCACAGCCAGAAGCGTCGCAAGAGCTATTGCGCTAGGTCAGGTGGGATCAAGGGAGGGGACGGGAAGCTATCCGCGAATTACTGGTCCCGGAAGGTTCTTTGGGGCTGCTGATGAAGTTCTGGGAAAAACAAAGCCCCGCTGGCAAAAGCAAAAAGCTTTCCCCTCGTGATAAGGCTTGGGCAAAGGCTCGGGCTAGGGCGGCAGGTCGCAGGTACCCTAATTTGGTAGATAACGCGGCTGCCTCACGTAGGTAGTAGTCTTGACCACTCCTGACCAAGACAATGAGCGAAAGGCCCGGGAAGAGGCCGCTATGCTCGAATTCTTGGATGCTAAAGGTGTCTTCTCAAGAGACCCCATGGACTTCAAGGATAAGGATAAAGACCAGATCGATGATCGGTTGGAGGGTGAAGGGTGATTGACGGCCTCCTATACAACCTGCTCATGCTCACAGCATGGGTCGTTGGGATATCAATAGTCACCCTAGCCCTAGTCGTTACCTGGATGATCCTAGCCACCACCTACGACCTTATCCTGAAAGGGCTATATAACCGTCGCCTACACAAGAGGCGCAATGCAAAGAATAACTAGTTCTTAGTTGGTAAGTCCTTGGCGGGTAGTGGGTAACAGCTGTAAGTGGATTATTTTTGACCAAATTTGTCTAATCCACTTGGTATCTACCTTATTATTATATATTTACAGCTAAGTAGGATTAAAGTGGATTATTTTTATATCGTTGGTTTGCAGATTTATTTTTGCCAAGGCCATTTTGTTTTTCTATGGCCGCGATATGTTTTTTCGATCCCCTAATCCACTTTCCGTTAAGCCCTATGCGTTAACCACTTACGCAAATAGGCTATTTCCCTTAGCTGTAAAAGCTTGTGGTTACAACGCAAAGGCAACATCAAGCAGCGGTGATGGTGATGGCGTAATTCCAACCAGATGTCGGAATAATTGTTGCGTCTGTGGATGAGTTGTTATTTGGGTTAGCAAATGCAAAATCTTCGCTTTCCTCCCCCGAAAAGGCATAAACCTTTCCAGCCCGCCAAAATGTTTCAGATGGAAGTGGATTAAACCATGTTGCTGTGAATGTTGTGTTTGGTGGAATAAGAATATATCCGTATGCCTGGGTCGGATAATTGAAATCTCCATATCCTGTTTCTTTTAAGTAGACCAAGCCAGTAGCTACAAACATTTTATCGCTGATAAGAGCGCCAGCCACTCTTGTTGCCGTTGAAGTAACTTTTGTATATGTGCCGTTTGGAACAACGTTGTTATTTCCAGATATATTAACTGCGTTTGTTGTGGCTACAACAATCCCACTAGGTGCGGCTGCTCCACCAACCTTGGGGATGTTATGCACCCCTAGTCCTAAAGATAGTCTTGGCATAAAATCAAGCGGCGGTGATGGTCGGAGTTCCTACAAGCCCTGCCCTGTCCTCCCATCCAGAGGTAGGGATAATTGATGCATTTGTAGATGCATTTACTGCAAAAGTTTGGGAAACTCCCCAAGACTCGTCATAATAAGGATTCATTAATACCCAAGTATCGAATGGCCCGTTAAATTGATCTACATTTGGTTCATTAGAACCCGCTATACCTCTAATTGTAACACCAGGTGGAATTAAAAGAACACCATTATAAGTAAAGGAAGCTATGTTTTGATTAAGAGGTTTTCTATAAACATATCCTCCGTTTACAGCATATTTATCAAAACCATCATTTTCGATTGTAGAATAAGTATTAAGAATAATTCCACCCTGCCCAACTCTTTCATATGTTCCGCTATACTGACCATTCCCAGATATTGTTATGCTTGAGGTGCTAGCCACAGGAATCCCGCTGGGTGCAGCAGCACCAATCTTAGGAACCGACAAGTTTAAGCCTACGCCGAGTTTCGGCATGGCAGTTTATGCCTTGTAGGCGATGACTTTGCTTCCCGAGGTCAATGTGAATCCAGTAAACGGTCCGTAAATAACTGTACCAGCCGAGAGAGCTTCCGAAGTCAAACCTGTAACAGTTGAGTTTGAAGCCGACAATGCGCTGAAGGTTGTGGTTCCAGAAGCTATAACCTGGATTGCCCCAAAGCTTCCTGTCTGAGCAGTCGTGGAGTTCACAAAAACAAATCCGTTTTGGCCCAGAGAAACCTGCGCCAATTCGTTTAGGTTATACAGAGCTTTGTTTTCGTTTGATGTCGGATCACCGTCGTAGGGCATAAATACAAATTTATCTTAGTTTAAATTCTGTCAAGGCACCTCAAAGACCCATCTCGATCGCAGCCTCGCTTAATCGGAGGCACAGCTCGCCGTCCTTATCGAAGTACCATTCAATGAAGCCTTCTGCGGTAAGGTACGCAATGCTTGGTTCAAGATCCGGGAGATCCACATCCCCAAGACCAGAATTATCAGTCTCTTCGACCATACTTCGCCGTCTTCCACTTGCCAAATTTGCTTTTCTGCTCAGGCACGTGCGACTTAATCCTTTTCCCGGTAGAACGAATGAAGCATTGGTTGCACTGATCCATTCCGTTGTAGATCGCGGCTAAGCAATGGACGCAAAGTGGTTTTTGTTTTTTCGCAGCCATAAGTCGAATGTAATCTCAAAGGGGAAAGGTCAACCCCTATGCTCCAGCTTTCTTTTCCATATCTCGCTTTTGGTGTTCCTTTGCCCGCTTTAGAAGCTCCTTGGTAATGGCTCGAGCCATAGCGACGCGGGTCTTTGCCATTGCTGGTTTCTCATCCTTAAGACTTTTCTCTGCACGCTCTAAGATTTCTTCCAACCAGGTTAGTCGCTTTACGCTCATAGGGTTATTCTCCAAATAGTCACGCCATCGTGTGTCTTCCGTTCTACCTTGTCGCCTGTGGCAGCAAGGCTCGCCAGCATCCGGCCTAACGACCGTGAGTTGCTGACAAACATCTTTACCGAGCTCTGGAGGGAAGCATCGTTCTGAAGAGCTAGGAGCAGTTCAGTCGACGTGCCTTTCCAATCAATTGCCTTTGGGTTATCCGCACGATAGTTGCGGAGGAATAGATCAAGAAATTCGCTGAAGCCGTTAACGCTCGAGGACGCACGGGATTCGGCTAGGAGCATTGGGTGGTGGTAGGATTTTACTCCGTACCGCTTCGATCCCAAAAACTCCTCGGGAACTTCCCAATCCCGTAGCCACGCCGCGAAGTGTGGGAGCTCGTTCTCCAAGGTGGCTTCGAGCTCAAGATAACCAATATTCTCAAAGAGCTTGTGCCCTTGAAACTTGAATAGACTGATCTTGTCGAGGATCGAGCCGTCGGTGTGTGGAACAGCTTGGATTGATTCTGGATCGTCGTTGAGTGTATCGATGATTCGTCCGTTCCAGTTGACGGTTTCCGCATCGTGAAATTTGCGATGGTACGTGTGCTTGGTATTGGCCACGCCACGTTTAATCATCCGGCTGAACCGCTTGTGGGCTTCCGCAGAATCAGCGCTGGACGAATCGTCGACATTCCACAGAGCAACCTCAAACAGCTCTGCGTTGAAGGACGACCCTTGGACGAGATAGTCGGATGCATCGCAACCGCCACCCATCAACCTAGCAACGATCTCTGTTCCAAAGAACGTTTTGCCTTGGCCTACTGGTCCCGCGATAAACACGGCTTGCCCTGGTAGGAGTTTTCCCTCGAGAGCCGATGTGTAGAACCGTTTGAGCCACGCCATTAGGAATGGGAGCGACTCAATTGGATCGATGGCTTGGTCGAGGAACTTGGCCAGCCAAGGGAAGTTCTCGCCCCAACCACCAGACTTCTCCTCTGGCTGCATCACGCGGGTCTTGGAGATGTTAAGGATCCGCTTGCCGTTCCGCATTACGGCTTCACGAGGATCGTACAAACAGGGGATAGCGCCGTGGACTCGTCGACCTTCTCGGATACGCCGTAAAGCCTCGTCAGCCTCTGACAAAGAACCCCTCGAATCAGGAGCAGCGCTTAGTCCAAAAGTACCAACAATATCGTGGCGAGTATTACCACTTTCTTGGGACTGCCAGAAGCGTTCTAGATCCCGCTTCCAATAATATTTCCCATCAAACCAGTAGCTCTGCATAGGTCCACCGAAACGATCTTCTTGGAACTCCCTAACCCAGCCTGCACCGAATAGATCTGCCCACGTCATAAAGCCTTTCGGGCTTCTGGTTGAGTACGAAATCATTCCAGTTTTGGTGACCTGGGATCCTACTCTGTCAACTCCGTCCTCCATCCAGAACAAAGGTCCACGCATTCCTTCCTCGAACGAGCCAGTCCAGCGACCAGGGTAAACCTCTTGGATCTTTTGATAGATCTTGTCGAGCGGTATGGCCACCTCTCCTTCGCCGCGATATTTCTTTGATTTCTCGACAGCCTCAGCAAGGACGCTATGAAGAGCTTCGGATCGTATGGGTTGGTCTGCGAACTTAATTGCCCCCGGCATCCAAGCGTAGTATTGGTCGGGCTTGAGGATCGCGTCGTCCATCCTCGGGAACATGTTCTTCGCCTTGGTCTCTTTCACCAACAGCCCTAGGAACTCTTTCAGTACACCGGGTAGGACGTGGATAGGTTCTTCAAACATCCAGACGACACGAGCCCCGCTGGAGAAAGTTTTATGGGCGAACATCGGCTTCCATCCAGGCTTTGATCCTCTGGCCAACCCCTCCAACAATATCTCGTCGGTGAGGGGAGTATCGTAATCGGCAATCAGTCCGTGCATCTTGCAAGGTTCGTTATTTTTATTTACCCGCGTGTGGGGGTTAACTCCTTCGAATCCCGATACAAAAACAGAGTCAGTTGTTTCGTCGCTCGCCCACGCACGGAACGCTTCTTTGTTCGCAAAATTTGGTATTTCGATTTTGCCGTCCCAAGGTTTGATGGGTGCGGCTGTTCTGGCTCGGAGGTTGGGTATTTTAAATAAGGTGGTGTTCATTTTTGATAGCACTCGGCTTCGTGTGATTCGGCAGCGATTGGGCACCCCTGAAGCCATTCGGGCGTAACCGCCATAAGGTTGTCGACGTCCGCGCATGTAACGTCCTTGTCGACTTCAAGAATCACTTCGTCGTGGATATGCGCGACGACAGGCAGACCAGCTTTCTCAAGCCGTAGGATTGCCTCACCAAAAACGTCCCTAGCCGCCGCCTGGACAAGGTTCTCGGTTAGCTTTCCGCCCCAGAAGGCAAACTTCGGTCCTCCTAGCGTGACACTCGCGCGCCAGTCGGGTTTTCCCATCGTGCCTCTCTGAGTTGTGATTCCGAAATACTTCTGTTGCCGTCCCGACGGAAGTTCCACCATATAGTCCTCGTTGTGACTGCCCTTAAAGCCACGCTCCAACTGGTTCCAGAGAGCTACGACTTTGGTGTTCTTCCGGCGGTACGAATCGACGATCTCTTTTGATCTTGTCTGATCGATGTCAAGACCAGCCATCAGCTTGGAAACCAAAACGAACTTCTTAGCCCCGCAGCCATAACCAAGCCCTAGTACCTGAGCCTTGGAGAGAGCGTAGATAGCTGGATCTGTCTTTTTGAGAGTTCCTTTCGCACCTTTCCACATTCCGCTCGAGACCGCAAAAGCCTCATAGATGCCGTATCCTTTACGAACTGCGTCTAGAAGGACTTCGTCTCCGCACAACCAGGCGAGAACTCTGGGTTCAATCTGAGCCAGATCTGAGATGATAAACTTCTTCCCAGCTCGCGGGACGATACACGCACGGAGATCGACTCCGAACATATCCCCTTTAGGCAAATTCTGGACATTGAACTTCGAGTCACCCGACCAGCGACCCGTCTGAGCTCCAAAGTATTTTAATCCGTAAGGGACTGTTCCGTCCGGCCTCCGCCTCTTCCAGAGGATTTCGAGCTTTGCAAAGAGCATATTGGCTTTTCGCCAGTCTCGCATTGCTGCGACCCACGGGTACGCCTCTCCGTATTCTTCTTCCCAACGCTGACACGCGGGGTCGTCTTCGGAGGTAGACGAAGGAACTTCGATTCCGGCTTCACGACAGGCTTTTGCCAAGCCACCCATCTTGAGAACATCTCCCGTATGATCGTCATCATCTTTCCAAGGTAGCTTCTCAGACGCCTTAATCCTAACCCAATCCAACGTGTTTAAGCCTTTGTCGACAAGCCCGCTATCCACACTAAACCCTCTCCAGCCCATTTGTACCGTGTGAGCCGAAAGAGCCTTTTCCATTTCTGGCATCCGATCACCAAAACTTGAGTACAGCTCAAGACAAGAGTTTGCGTCGGTCATAGCGTATTTCTTGATTTCTTGCTCCTTGCCCAAAGCCACAGCTTCTCGCCAAGACTTGCCCTTCATAAAAGCTCGAGGATCTTTATCCACGACTTTGCCAAGGAGCTCCTGGGACGCTCCACCCAGAGCTCTAGGTGCTCCCATAAAGGCAGAGAGGTTAGCCGTGCAAAAGAACTCCTTAGGCTTCGCTTTGGTCACACCTCGCTCTGCCAAGACTTCCATTACAGCCCCATCGAAGGAGTAGTTGTGCGCAATCCACCTGTGGCCGTCTATGACGTCCCAAGGTGCATCTTTAGGAGCACCCACGAAACTCACCCCAGGGCCAACAACAGAAACCATGTAAACATCTGTCTCCGGGTTTCGGAGATAGTGCCACTGACCCAGTTGGCCTATGTTGTTGTCGGAGCTGTAAGTGGTTTCAAAGTCAATAGCGTACGTGTCCACGTACGTTATGGGAGAATGATCCTCGACTGTTGGGCAGCCTCGATCTCTTCATTTCTTTTTTCGTTTTCTATCGCTTGTCCTTCAAACCCATCCAGACAAGCCTCGATATAGGGCTTCAAGCGAGTCACAATCGCTTTTTCCAACTCGGTTCCGTTGTCCTGAGTGGCTTTGACCTCTAGGTTTAGTTCCTTCTTTTCCGCGTCTTCAGTGATTCGAATAGTAAGTTCTGCACTCATATTTCCTCCTTTTGGTTTATGTGTTTACTGAATCCCAGCGCCAGTTGTGTTGACGTTTGGGTAATACCCGCCAATGACTTCGACCCTTTCTTTCAAAGGTTCAAAAGCCCACTGGTTTTTCTTAAGTTCGCGCACCTCGGCCTCAAGCTGAGATACCCGTTCCCATAAGTCTTTAATCTGTTGGTTCACTTCGTTCACCAGTCCCTCCTGTTCTTTTTCCAATCCTCGTATAGCCACACTAAAAACGCACATATCGTAGTCAGCAGCATTGCCCCCAAAATGAGACACACCGCCGTTAAGCAAAACTCGCCAAAGTTCATTTTCTACCCTTCCGCTTTGCGAAGACTTCTTCTGCCTTCCGAAAAGGCCACACCTTCGAGTTAAAACTACCCTTCGGAAAGGTGTAGTTGACGTAAGCGGCTGGCCGTCCCGATGCGGTCGTATACGAGGTGGTGTGGAACTCAGTTCTCTTCGACCAGAACAGCCAAAAAAGAGTTATGAGAGATCCGCTTACCCCTCCAAATACATAGGAGAGGAGTACAATTACTGTTTCAGTAACCATAATATGATGCCCTTTCTGGGTTATTTGGTTCTTCGATGCCGTAGGTAAGATTTTCTGGTCGAGTGATGTCCCTTTGGCAAAAGTCCATTACCCGGCCGTCACGAAGAGCTACGGTCCAAACCTTGTTATGCTCAATCCCGTAGTCCGTAATCATCCAAGCCATTCCTTCACCTTTCGGCGTGTAGACGAAGAGCTCTGGTTTTAGCTGAACGATCATTTCTTTTTCCCCTGCGCTTCAATCAGATCGATAGTCTTCGCAAGCCACCTTCTGTCCTGGGCAAAGATTATGTGTCGAACACGTTCTGTCTTCGGGTCGCAGCTAAACGCTACATTTTCAAACCACCTATTTCCTAGTCTCACGAAGAGCGATAGGAGCCAAGAGTCAAGTAGCTCCAAAATCATTTGAGAACTCCTCTCTCTTTCAACGTGTCCTCGATCGCCTTTTTGACCGCATATCCGAAAAGTTCCTGTTTATCAGCCTTGATGAGTTCCTTGCCCATCGAAGCCACCTTCTCAAAAGTCTCGTCGTCCGTCTCCATTACGATTTCGCACATATCCAGATCACGAATGGCCTGGATTGTAATCTTACCAATCTCCTCATCTCGGTAATCGTTAACCTTTTTCGCTTCTTTCCGCATAACTGTTGAAATCTTCTTTTTTCGTTTCACGAAGTCATTCCTCTCTTTGTTTTGAACAACAAGAACGCTGCTCGCACGAGTGCTCGTTCAAGGTGATCGGTTGGTTCCTCCCCGTTTGCGTCTGGTGATTTCTTATTCCCGTCCAACTGCATCATTGCCTGACAGAGGTGGTTGATACATCTGTCGGAGTTGTAACGGATGCTGTCCGTGTGAAACCACTGCCCAAACTCACTTTTATCGCTACCCCGCATCATAATCCTTCTGACCACCGAGGCCGCCATGTCAGCGACCTCGGAGATCGAAGGGACAAAAGGTTCCGAGCCTGTTTCAAAGACTTGGAGGCTGACAGCAGTCGTCGCAAGATCTCCTTGCGCACCATGGGCCGGAACCTTTTTACTCATCCGAGTAGACCTCGGACAAATTCTACAAACTTTGCGTCGTGTTTCTGGCTCAGTTTGACTACTGGCACGTACCAGCTACCGACCGCCGCAGTCTTGATCTGACTGGTCAGCTCGTAGCTAGCCGTGTCGATGCCGTCCTTCAAAGCCATCTGCGAGTCGGTGAAGAGCTTCGCGCCAACGGACTTGTAGGCCGATTTGGTGATGTACCATTTGGCTAGCGCGTAGTTCTCACCACCGAACTCGAAGGGGAACATAGCGTTACCCTTGGTTGGGCTCTTGAGAAGAACGATGCAGTCCATAGCTTCCGAGTACCTCTCAGATCCTTCTTCTGCATCTGCCGACCAACCAACGTGTCCGCCAGCAGCGACTACATCACGCTTGGTCGAGAAGGTCTTTGGGGTTTCCTCGGTACCAAACGGCAAGTCCTGTCGGTAAAACTTTGTGATTCGGAGGACTGTGATTTGAGCTGGCTTCTTGCCATCTCCGATGATGACCTCGCGATTGTACACAAAGGCTCCAGCAGGGAACTGGTTAGACAGCTCCCCAGTCTTTGCGACAAGGTTGAGGTAGGGGATTACGATGTCCGACGCAGTAAACTCTCCGTTTACCTGGCCGGGAGTACCCCTAACAGTTAGGGTCGACGTAGCTTCCTCTTGGGTAGCTAATGCCGACGTTGATTCCGTTTCAGTTGGCGCCGCCACGGGTTTAGCCGTTGGTGCCTTGGCGAATGATGTTTTCAATTTATTTATTTTTCCTTTGTTCGTTTTAAATAGGTGATCTCCCCGCCGCCTTGCAGAACGCCTGCTTCGTCGAGTTTATCCTCTATCTCCTGTTTAAGTTTCTCCTTGGCACCTCGCGGTGCCTTCGAGGAGTACGCTTTCAGAAGTTGTGCAACCGAGATTTCGCAAACAGCCGCGAACTCCTCGGGGGTTAGCTTGTCCTTAACCAATTCGTAAGTGAGCTGGGGGTCGGTAACTGTTCTTCGACCAGCTCTGGACGCCACCTCAAACCCCGGGATTTCCGTCCCAGACTCAAGTGCATACTTAACATTCTCTTTTCGTACCTTTTCGCACCAAGGCTCCAAGACCCTGCGAAGGATCTCGGCCTTACCCCTAAGGTCAGGCGTAGCTAGCTGATCGGGGTTATAGAGGTCGATAAGCTCTCCGTCGGGGGTGAGGGGAGAGAACTTGTTGGAGATGATCAGAGCCTTCTTGTGAAGGGCAGTACATGTAGCTTTGGCTCCGCAGTATAAGCAGGCAAACTCCGTTGGGTTCAGCTCTGGTGGCTGGTGCTTCGCCCGAGCGATTACGGTGGAAACTCTTACCTTTAATCTGTCAAGATCAACAGAACGGAAGAAAGCGTGTCGGCTAACGCTGTTAAGCCTTGGTTGGGCAAAGACCACATCAACCATCTGAACATCTGGGTACTTTTCAAACACCCCCACGGCATAGGCCCAGCCCTGTAAATTGGTCTCCGCGTCTTCAACTGGGTTCCACCCAAACTTTGCATCACCGATGATAGCGCGATCTCCCTTAACCATAACCAGATCGGCTGTCCCAAAGGTTAGCCCGTTTAGGATGGATAGCTTAAGCTCTTTTAAAATTGTCATTGGATAGCTCCTCCTTAAGCGTGTCAAAAAGCTCTTGCACCATATCCACACATTTCTTCTGTTCTTCGGTTAGGCCAGAGTGATCTCCAGTCTCTAAAGCCTTGTGCATCATCGTGCCTTCGGTAGCCGCCACAGAGGATGGTCCTTCGTCGGGTTGCCAGCCTGGGCAAGCTTCTCGGTACATCAACTGCGATGGTGAAAACTTGTGGTGGTCGCTCATTCTCCCGCCTGTTCTCGGAGTGTTTCGTACTCCGTAGCCACCGAATCCAACTCTTCTTCCCACTTCTGCATCTTTGCCGCGGTCATTCCCGAGTGGATGTATTGCTGGGAAAGCGTGTAAAACTTTCCAGCAATAGTTGCCAACCCATCATTAATTTCTTCAGCTTTCATGCGATCTCCATATCTCCGTCGTTTAGGGTTTCGATGTCTTTGAGTTTCGACCGAACACGACGCATTACTTTTTCTTCGATCGATCCCGCTGCAAAAACAATCTTCTGGATTGCTTTCGAAAGTGACCCAGCCCGGTGGATACGCCCAAGGGCTTGTTTTAAATCAATAGCAGAGTACGTAGGACAAATAAGGGAACTACGAGGACGACCATTTAAATCGTGAAGGGAAAGCCCGACGCCCCCAGCTTGAATTTGGCAAACCAAAACCTTGCACTCGTTGCTTTGAAAACTCTCAATTGCCTCCTGTCTTTCCTCCGCACTTTGTCCTCCGTAAATTATCATTCGGTCTTTGCTAGGCTCTAGACATAATTCGTCAAGAGAATTTCTGAAATTACAAAAAATAACTACGCTTCGTCCTTCATCGACTAAGTCGTTTGCCATTTCATTGATAATTGGGAGTCGAAGCATTTCGGCTTCTTGCCTCGCCCGGAGGATTTCCGTCATAGGGCTTGGCTTGTCGCTAGCACGGCTGTTCTCAATTTCCGCAAGACGCTTCTGTAAGCTCATCCAAATTGCATCGGAATCTCCGCAGTCGAACGCTTGGCATTGTACTTCGTTGTCTGGGAAGGCGTCGCCCAGCTCTGAAACACGAATTCGTGTGCTTTTAGGCAGAATAGATTCGTGAATTGCAGTCAGCTTGGACTTCCCACCGAAATAGGCAAAGGAACCCCAAGGGGCTTTCTTAACTCCATTTTTAAGAAGCCATGGGAAGAAATCGGTATACTTGTGGAGGCCCAGCAGAAACCCGCTGGCCTTCATGTCCATGGGGTTTGAGGCGAATGTAGCAGATAGGAGAAGGGTGTAGAATTGCTTAGACTGGATGAGCATCTTCCCATTTAGAGAGTTTGGCCCCTTACACTTATGGACTTCGTCCCAGATTAAAAACGCATCGTGGGGTAGGCTTGCCCAGACCCAGCTTCCGCTTACAAAATCTCCGTAGATTGTTGAGCCAGTTCTGAGTTTCTCGTAGTTCAAAATAAAAATAGGTGAAACCCCAGCCCTCTCGCACCATTCTTTCCACGCGGGAATCACGCCCTTGGGGCAGATGATAGCGAAAGGCTTACCTAGCTGTTTAGCCACCCACACGGCTTTAGCTGTTTTACCCGTCCCTGTGTCACTCCAATCCGCAGCAATATGGTTCTCCCGCAACGAAGATAGGATCTTTTCAGCGGATTCCGTTTGCCAAGGGTAGAGTTCGAAGTTCACTCAGTTTTAACTCCATACTCAAGAAGTAGTAACGCATCAGCCGTTGACAAAGTTACGTCAAGACTAGGGAATAAGTTCTGAGCTTTGGATTTTAGCTTATTCTTCCACTTCGTCTTATCACCTTCAGATTTTCCTAGACCAAGGAACCCCTGCCATTTCTGTGGCCGAACAAGAACTATCCTCGCGCCAAGGCAAGTAAGTGTGCCCAGAAGGAAACCAAAGTTTCTCCCAAAGGTGAACATAGCAGAGCCTGGTTGAGGACGGCCAATGTACCCGCCCACCTCCTCAACGATACAAGTAGGCTTGTCCAAGTGATAATAGATCTCTTTTAATCTCGCACAGATATCTGGCTCAGTTTCTGGCATTTTGATAGCGCGTACCCCGTAGGCTAGTTTCCAAGCTATCCCGCCCGATTTCCCCGGATCGATAGCAATGAACTCTTTTGGATGGTTCATAAGATTCTAATTTTTTCCTTAACTTTTTCCCGGCTCAGCCAAGCCGAGAGGTCTGATTCGGTCACTCGCGGGCGTCCACCCGCTTTGGAGTGCGGCAGGGGATTTACCGCCCTGCGGAAATAATTTTGAATGGATCTGCGAGAAACGCCGAGACGTTTCATTAAATCTGGAATTCTGTAAATGGATTCGTGTGGAAGAGTTTTTGGCCAGCCCGACTCGTCTACTGGTTCAAGTTCCACCGCCAAGTGCCCGCTGGGGAGGGTTAAGACTCGAACAGATTTGGTTTCTAATACGAGTCTCATAAATTAGTCTGCTAGGTGTAAGCGTCAGCACTTATATGTCCAGCGATTTCTTTTTTAAATAAAAAGAATTTCATTTTTCCGAAAAACCCCCGTCATAAAACGAAGACTAGGGTTTCGCATTAATGTATTAATTTTGTCCACAAATTAAATGGTTACAATTACAGGCGTTCAAGTACAAGCCGTTTATAAGGTGTTAAACACCAGCCACTTGGGGTGTTAAACACCCGTAATATATGTTGGCTTATGCCAACTTTTGGGTATCAAACCGAATGCCCAACAAGCGCCATCCCACTAGGAAGTATATCGGTTTTTGGGGAACTGATGGCCTTAAGCAAAAACTTCAAAAACTCGCGACTAAGAGGGGCACAACCCTCTCGGTGCTCATCACAAAAATACTATGGGACTTTGTTAACGGCGCGGATCTTCTGTTGGCTTTTCTGCTACAGCCTTAAATTACTTTTTATTCTGGTTTTTTTCGTCCCACTGCTTCAAGAGCAGATGACGAATATATTCTGATGTGGATTGTCCGCGTTTGGTTGCCTCTTGCTGAACCCAAGCGAGCAAGTGTTTAGGAATAGTGAATGTCGCGGTGGTCTGGTTAAGCTTTCTTTGATTTGCCATGGCTTGATATAGAAATAACGTTGTCGACCGCCTTTGGTCGAATTTCAAAGTATTTCTTGGCTACCTCCTGATTTAAAGACTCACCATTTACGGTGATCGTCTTATATGTTCCCAAAAGCATCCCTGGGGAGTGACCGCAGGCGAGGGCAGTTTGGGCAGCGTTCTGGGTGTATGCGAGGTGATACGAAGCAAATGAATGCCTCATGCCATTGTCGATCCACTTAGAGGGCAGTCTCGGGTTTTCCTGAGATGCCAGCCAAGGAGAAATTAAAGTCGTTGGATAACGTGATTTTGTTGAAGCAAGAATGTTTCCCTTAAGATCTTTATAGGGGGCTAGCCATTCAGCAAGGTTGGGCATAAGGGGAGCCAACCGACTTTGATTGGTCTTAGTGATTTCTCGGTCAAGACGGATATTGCCACCAACCCAGTCGATGTTTTCCCACTTCAAGCGCGCCAGCTCGGCAGAACGAATGCCCGCAAACAACCCAATTGCGAGGAAGGGGACTAGGTTCTTGTCGCACAAGGTGAGCATAGCTTCCGCTTGTTCTGCGGAGTAAATCTCAACGGGTGGCTTTTTAAATTTAATCTCCTCTGATTTTTCGGCAGCGTGTTTACGCTCGTCGGACAAATAGCCTTTTCTACGGGCGTAGTTAAACAGGACGATAATTGCTGAACGCTGATTGTGCCTAGTGCGAGGAGCGTAGGTAGGGTCGGCAAGGTACTCGTCGATATCGTGTGGGGTTACCAGAGAGATAGGCTTGGACATTTTCGAAGCAAACCGCCTCAAGAGAGCTCGCATTGTGATCTTCTGAGAATTGGAGTTTAGTGAACTTTCGTTTTTGGCTAGGAACTCTTCCACGAGCGCGGGAACACGGATTTCCTTTGTTTCTGCTGGATTGGTTTGGAGATAGGCTTTTACCGCCCGGTCGAGTGGGACGCCGTTAAGCATCGTTTCGCAGGCTCGGTAGTATTGAAGATCCCGCATAGTGATTCCTTCGGCTGGCATAGCGGATCCGTCCGCCAACTGCTCCACGATTACTTTTGCCTCTCGCTTGGCTTCTGCAAGAGACGCCAGCCCGCGACGCATTCTTTGTTTTCCTACTCGCCAGCACACGAAATAAGTGAAATATTTGCCACGAACTTCGCACTCGTAGATGCGAACTTCTGCCCAGCCCTTCTTGATAATGATGGGTTTCATTTCTTGACAGATAGTATTGACAGTCTTGACCAACGCAACGGAAATCTTTGCCTATTTTTGCCGATTGCGTTTCCGAGGTTTCCTATGTATGGTCTTTTTATTGAAGGGGTTATCGGAAATTGTTGGAAATAAGGAACTTACGTTTGCGGGGTCATAGCCCAATTGGCAAAAAGTAGAAATAGCTATCCTATAGCTAATTACAGAAATCGGTTGAAATTTCTTGACGTTTTCTTGACGGATTTTACACTTGCAATTGAGTGTGAGTCAAAGTTTTGAGAAATATGGACGAACTTGGCCTGCTGGAACTACTGAATTAACTATCGAGTTAATCGGCTTCCGCGAAAACTTCTCTCCAGCGCGTGGAGGTTTGGGCAAATATGCGCATTTCCGAAGAGTTGTTGAGATACTTTGGCCTTACGATAAGCGAAAAAATAAAGGAGGGTTTCAATGGAACCCCTGGGCGGAAAGAATATTTGAGGCCGCGTGTTCGTATAATTACTTAGGCATCTCAGGTCCTAAATCCTCGAGTAAAACTCACTGCATTGGTATTTGGGGTTTAGTGAATTGGCTGTGTGATCCCTTCAATACACTCGTCTTAGTCACCACTACGTCTGTTCGAGAAGCCCGAAAACGTATGTGGGGCGTGATTCGAGAAAGACACATTCAAGTCCCAGGACTCCCCGGTAAGATTGTTGATTCGATGGGAAAACTTATTATGGAGGAGGCTGGAAGCGATCGGTCTTCAATTACGCTTATCCCTTCGGCTAAGGACAAAGAGAAGGAAGCCACCGAGAAACTGATCGGGTTGAAGAACAAAAGAGTGTTCTTGCTGGTAGACGAGGCCACGGACGTATCGCCTGCCATCTTTGAGGCTATTCATAACCTCGACTCCAACCCCTATTTCCAATGTATCGCTCTTGGAAACTTCGCCTCCGCATACGATCCTTTTGGTCAGTTCATAACGCCCGTCAACACTTGGAACAGCGTGAATGCTGAAATGGATGAGTGGGACACCGCCCGAGGGAAGTGTATTCACTTAGATGGCGAGCGAACCCCCAACCTCGACTCGGATGACGAGTGGCCATTCTTGCTCACGAGCAAGCAGCTTCGTGAGGCTCGGGAGTATCAAGGAGAGAACTCTTTGTCCTACTGGCGATTTATCCGCTCATTCCCGTCGCCTATTGGGGCAGAACAGAACATTTATTCAGAAGCCGATATCCGAAGATACGAAGGTGAGGCACTACCCATATGGGATGGGTCTCCTACCAAGGTTGCGGGGTTTGACCCAGCCTTTACCAACGGGGGAGATCGAAGTGTCCTTTATATCGGATCCTACGGTAAGACAAATGTAGGAGTGCCTGCCGTAGCCTTTGGCAAGGCTCACCTTCTCAGGGAAGACTCCACCAGAGCTAATGAACCTAGAAACTTCCAGATTGCCCGTCAGGTGCGTGAGATATGCGAAAAAGAGGGGGTTAGGCCAGAACACCTTGCCGTCGACGCTACGGGCGCTGGAGACCCGTTTTGTGACATTTTAAGCGAAATGTGGTCGCCAAGGATCTTTCGGGTCAAGTTTGGAGAAAAGCCTACAACAATGCCCACCAGCGGGGTATCTCCTGTGAAGGCTAACGAGAAGTTTACAAACCGAGTTACTGAACTCTGGTACGTTGGTGTAGAGTTTTTGAGATCGGGGCAGCTCAAGGGAATAACGTCTGATCTCGCTAGGGAGCTTACAGCTCGAAAATACAGCACGGCTTCTGGCGGAAAGTTGGTGGTGGAGCCTAAAAAGGACATGAAAGCCCGAATGGGGAAGTCTCCCGACTTAGCGGATGCCGCGTTCCTGATGCTGGACATCTGTCGCCAGAGATTGAATGCCTACGCCGGAGGAAAGCTCGTTATGAATCGGGGAGAAGGATGGCTTAAATCGGCTATAAAATTAGACGTAAGCTCGTATGGGGATCGTCAAATCCTTGGAGCTTAAACACCTCTTGACGAAAATCCGTCAATGTTAGACTAGCTGGATAGTGTCTATCGAACTCGAGACGATCTCCGATTCTGGGAAAGCCCCTCGGACAAGAATTAAGGACGCCAAAAGCGCTCATGCTGTATATACGGCTATACGCAATGCTGATGACGCTTCGGCAATTGATCGTCAAAAGATTCAGTCGATGCTCGACGGAGAGCCGCCGTATTCACCCCAGCAGTTAAAGTCATTGGGGCAGGGATATCGTGCGAATCTAAACTTTGGTGAGGCTGCCGCAGCTCTCGAAACATCTCTTTCTGCTTATTCCGATTTAGTTAATTCCGTTGATAGGTTGGCCTCGGTAAAGACATCCGAGGGTGATCCAGCTCAGAGGGTCGAGTGGGAAAACATCATTGCGGAAGAATTCCACCGAACCATTACGGATTGGGACGAGTTTTTCTATAAACAACAAATGCTGTCGCACCAGTTCGTTTCACAAGGTGTTGGTGTTGCTTATTTCGAGGATAACCGCAGTTGGAAGTGGAGCGTGTGCGGGCTCAAAGACTTTAAAGTTCCACGCGGAACACCCGCCTGCGACACCAAGGTCGAGGTAGCTACAATTGAGCGCCATTACTTGGTTGGGGAGTTGTACCAGTTTATTGAGAACCCAAAGATCGCTGCTGAACTTGGCTGGAACGTAGAAGAAACCCGCAAGGCCATCCTGTTATCCACGGACAACGGCACGGCCTCCAACTCCCGGGATTGGGAGCGACTCCAGGAGGAACTTAAAAATAATGATCTAATGTACTCTTTCGCACGTTCCAAAATTGTTCGGTGCGTCCATTATTTCGTCAAAGAATTTGATGGGACGATCTCCCACTACATTGGTACTCGGGCTGGAGATACTGATGATTTTCTATTCAAGAAGCCAAGTCGATTCCAACACGCAAATGAGGCTTTTGTATTGTTCTCCTATGGGGTTGGCACGAATGGTCTTCTTCATAGTGTGAGAGGTTTGGGTTACAAGCTGTTCCCATTTGTCCAGCTCTCCAATCGTATGCGCAATGCAATTGTCGATGGAGCTATGCTCTCTTCCGCTTTGATGATCCAGCCAGCTACTGGTGAAGACGTCAGCAATCTTTCGTTGATGTACAATGGTCCGCTCTCGATTCTGCCTCCCGGCATTAATGTTGTTGATAAAACTATGCCTAATCTGGCTGGCAATGTTCTTCCGATTGTCCGAGATCTCGAAGTTGTCCGTCAAAATAATACTGGCACTTATAATCCTAAGCAGGTTATGCCCGACGGGGATGCTCGAACTGCAACCGAAGTTCAAGCTCAACTTGCACAGCAATCGCTTCTGTCAGCTCAGGCAATGAACCTTTATTATATCCCTTTCCAAAAGCTCCTCGCCGAGCAGTTCCGACGTCTGGCTACTGTCAATTATCGTTCTGACGAGCCAGGTGGCGAAGAGGCTATCGCTTTCCGCAAGAGAATTGAAGCTCGTGGTGTGCCTTGGAAGGCAGTTCAGAAGGTGTACCGTGTTCAAGCCGTTCGAGCGATTGGGGCTGGAAGCCCCGGAGCCCGTATGCTGGCCTTTAACGAATTTATGGCGATTATGCCGAGGTTTGACGAGGTGGGTCAGAGAAATCTTATTCGTGACAGGGTAGCCGCAAGAGTTGGTTACGATCAGGTCGATCGATACCTACCTAAGGGGGAAGTAGAACGCATTCCGATTGATGCCAAAATTGCGGAACTTGAAAACGATGCGATGCAAGGTGGCCGTGGCGTAAGCGTAAATCCTGGTGAAAACCACGCAGTCCACGCCAAAGTTCACTTGGAAGACGCAAATCGTTTCTTGCAGGCTCTGCAACAGAATCAGGTCGACCCTAAAGTTGCGATGTCATATTTACAAGTACAGTACCCGCATAGCACGGCACACGTTGAACAGTTGGCTTCAGACCCCTCAAGAAGAGAGGAAGTTGGAGTAGCAAAACAGATTCTTAATCAGATGCGGGAAGCCGTTGAGAATATCGGTAAACAACTTGCCGCGCAGGCTCAACGAGAGGCACAAGCTCGAGCATCCCAGCAAGGCGGCCAGGTAGATCCGAAGACACAACTTGCCATCCAGAAAGCTCAGATTGATTCCCAAATCAAACTTCAACAATCTCAACTTGATCAAAAGCTAAGGGTTGCAGATGTTCAGCAAAAAATGGCAATTAGAGACGCGGAAGCCGCTCAGAAGATACGACAGAAAAGTCTTGCCTAAATTGTATTGACCTTCTAGCGTCAAGACACAATGAAAATTCAAGATTGGGCAAAACGAGAAGATCTTCAATTAGAATGGAAAAAGCTCTGGGATAACAACGAGACACTTAAAATAGGTCTAGATGTTCTTAGGGATGTGGCTCTCCCAGCCGAGGGAAGAGCTCCACAAGGTGTTGATACGATTCAGTACAATGCCTTGATGAATGCACGTCGCGAAGGGTATTACGATGCTCTTCGTAACATCGAAGCTTTGAAAGAAATTATCAAACCAAACGTTGTCAATCCAGAACCCTGGGAAAACCTTAAAAAGGAAGATTAATTTATGTCTACAGAAACAATAACAGCACCCGAAGCAATCTCTCAACCGACAGCCCCCGCAACACCAACTCTTGCACCAGCACCAGTTGTTTCTTTTTCTGACGCACTCGACAAAGCCTTGGGGACAAGCGAGCCGTCTAAGACACCCGTCAATGAAAAGGCAGCGGCAAAAGTTGTAAAAGCAGAATCTGCTTCAACTCCAACCCCAGCTCCGTCCGTCAAAACTGAGGAACCAAAGTCTGAAACTAAAACTCCTTCCTCTATCTTAGACCAGCTTGGTACTTTAGGGATAGAGCCTAAGGAAGAGGTAAAGTCAGAGGCTAAGCCCGAAGAGCCCTTGGCAGAGGTAAGCCAAGAAGCATCTACCCCGGCAGCGCAGACTGCTTTTGCCAAACTGACTAAAGAGTTGAGGGAAGCGAAAGCCAAACTCAAAGACTTTGAGTCCAAAGTCGCTAATCGCACTGAGGCTGTTGAGGATAAGGGAGGGGATGTAAAAACCGATTCTCAGCTTGCTGAGTATCAAGCAAAACTTGAGCAGTTCCAGAAAGAGCGGGACGAACTAGAGGGCGAGCTTAGGATTTCAAGGGTAGAGGCAACTCGCGA